TATATAGGTATAAAATTTTATTTCTTATTTCCTATTGCAAATATAATCAAATTTCTCGAAGTTGCAAAATATTTGTATAAAAATTCTAAGAGTTAGATTTCAAGGTTCTTTTTCTGCGTAACTTATAGGCTGTATCTAGAGTTTCACAGGTAAAGTCCATATTATTTATTGATTTGTACTTAATAGCTTTCTGTATGACCTCCCTGTATTCCTTCCAGAACTTCAAGCCCCCTTTACTGTCCACGGTTTTTTCAAAGTATTGGGTTGCCAATAATCCAAATGTATCTGCAATGGTTTGACTCTCGAATATGTATATTCTCAAATCTGTTATAGCCTTTATTATATCATCCTCGCGTTTGATGGGCATTACTCCATATCCTTCTTCAGGAAAAAGTTCTTCTGATACAATAGCTGTAAAATACCTTCTACTTGAGGGTCCATTTTTCCAATACTCGGTTATTAACTGCCTTATCTTGAAGTCAGGTATTCTATGTAAGTAAGATAGATATACCTTATCCTTCTTTGTAGACCTCCTTTTATATGCAGTTGGAGCTTGCAATACTCGGGGCATTATCCTATAATTATTCCACCTATCAAACTCAAGAATCAGAGCATAAAGGTCTTTGTCCCATTTATCCTCTGATTCCTTCAGCCTTTTCATATTCTTTATGATACGGGGATTGGTTATAGAATTTAATACCCAAGAAGCATCTCCTGAATGTATTTTAGCTTCTTCTTTGGGTAGTCTTTTAACCATAGCTCCAAATATGTAATCTCTGAATCTAGGTTCTATGGGAGATTTGGGATTTACTAAAGAAGGATGTAGTTCAAAGTAATCGGAGAATAGTTTGAAGAACTTCTCGGCTCTAGCCTTTAGTTCTAAATACTTGTAATGAGACATCTTGAGAATTTCTCCAGCTTCCCAAGTTGATAGGCCTTTGCCTTGTATAAACATAAGGCTTGCCCTCTCTTGCTCGGTCAAACAGTCCCAAGCCAATTCTTGATGTCGTTCCATATTTAGTATTGTTTGTTCATTAGAATCTCTTCGGTACTACCATCGGGAATTTGAGATAAATCTACCTCATAATCAGCTGAGTACATTTTATATTCATCCGATTCGTGATAAGCTGAATAGAGTACATTTTCCATGGGTACTTCTATCTCTAAACTGCCATCCATTTCAGGGTATAGCTTTACCAGCATCGTCTTTGTAGTAAGATTACTTTCAAGTATAATGGCTGGTATTCCCTCAAATGGATATCCCCTCAATACAACATAATCCCCAATACCAACTCTTGTAATATCATTTACCGAGAATATCTTATTCGCTCGAGACATTCTACGATACTTTTTTACCTCTTCCTTAGTTATAGTGGCTACTACGGAATAATCATCAAAGTCTTCGGCATTATCTACTCTCAACCTCTTTCTTTTGGGTCTGTAATCCAAAGACTTCATGAATGACATTATGCCTGGGATATCTTTCTTTAGTTTGTTTAGGTAATATCTGTCAAAGGCTTTTTCAGACTTCATCTTTATGAATCCGTAATTGAACAGTAATGGTACATCCTCGTACTCATTATTACCTTTTCGTGACTTCTTGAGTACACTTATAGTTGGTACTATGGCTTTCACATGTTTATACCCCCTACATTTCAAATCAGAATTGATTCTCTTGTAGAATTTCCTGTCAAGCTTGAATATACAGTATACATAGGGGGTCTTCATATTACTTGTTCAATTTACGAGCGTATTTGAATACGTCTGAATATGTTACCAATCGTTGAATTTCTTTGAACATGTACACAGCTAAATGTACTTTAGATGTTTTTATCTCCATTCGGGAAAGTTCTGAACAATTTTCCATAAGGAACGAATCTATTTCCCCAGCTTCCACAATGAAGAATGCTTCTCCTTTTGGCATAGAATTATACCTCATGATAAGTATTGGTATCTTTCCAGCACGTTTAGCATCTTTTGTGGCTTGTTCCCAAAAGGATATGATTTTGCAACTCTTTAGTCCTAGTAGGATATGTTCAAACTTAATATCTTGATAGTTTTTACATTCTATACTGAAAGGAAACCTTCTCGAGTGTTTCTCATCGGTGCATACTAAATCTCCCATGGCATCCTTAGCCTTTGCCCATCCTCCCGAACCTGGGGTTCTAGAGAATTTATATCCGGTCCAGGATTCCCAGGCCTTTGCTATAGTACGCTCGAACCTGCTTCCTTTGTTTCGACTGTTCTTTCTCATGTTTTAATAGTGTTTAATACCAATAGTCATTAGTGGTATTGTGAAAGGCCCCTTTCTCTGGTCACAGTAAGCACCTTGGCATTTGGAATTGGCAAGGATTCATGGTGTGATATGAGGTATAGGGTTTTATCCTTATAAACCCTACGTATGAGTCCTATCACAAGCTCTACATATTCAGAACTTATGTTCTCGAATACCTCGTCCAAAAAGGCAATATTTATACCCTTAGCTTGGGTCATCATCTCATTCATAGCAAAGGCCATAGCTAAACAGACCAATTGTTTCTGACCACCAGATAATTCCTCGTATGATACCTCTATACCATCCATGATTATCTGGGTATTGAAGTCCTTCTTAACTCCTTGTATATCTACATAGAATAAGATACTGAACCCAAGTACATCAGAGTATGATTCAAGTGTTTCATTCAGAATATCCATTGAACTCTCGAATAGGAATGCTTTTATACCCCTATTCCCCAGAGGGTCATCCATTACCCATTTGTAATTATCAACCTTTTCCTTCTGGTTTTCCATTTTCTCTTCTACGGTTGATAATTTCTTGGTTAAGGTTGAAAGCTGTGCTTTATATTTAGTTATTAACCCATTATTTACTCCTACTTTCTTTTCTGAAGAAAGCCTTTTGATTTCAGATTCTACTTGTTCTATCTCTCTTTGTATCTTCTTTACTTCGTATTCCTTATCCCTAAGTTCTTCCAGTTCATCTCGATAATTGGATATTCTGTCAGATACCCTGGAATATTTACCTTGTAACCTTTCGATATCTCCAAAGGCTTTCTTTACCTCGATTAGGTGTTTCAAAGAGTTCTTAATATCACCCCTCTTCAGTAACTTTATTATTCCCTCAATAAACTCTTCTAGAGATACCTTAGTTTTCTTCCTGGCATCATTTATCTTATTGAGAATATCCCTTTGATTTTCCTTTGCCTCTGATAGCTTCTGTTCAATTCTGTTTTTCTGAGTTACTGTCTCCTTAAGCTCACTTGACTTTTTTGCCTTAGCTAGCAGTGATAATCTCTTCTCGAGAACCTTAACCTTTGAAGATATGTCGTCTTTTACCGTACTGGCTTGCTTCTTTAAGTCATCAACCATTCTTTGAATGGACTGCTTCTTACCTTCTAAGGTTCGATATCTTTGAGAGATGTCTTGATACTCCTTCAGGGCTTCTGTATAGTAGCCCTTAGCAATATCTCGAGCTTTAGATATGTATTCTAACTCAAAAATCTCCTCAAACAGTTCTTTCTTGTCAGAGGAAGATTCCTGTATCAGTCTTTTCATGCCTTGACCGAAAAGTACTGAGTTCATAAAAAGGCTATACGACATACCCAAATCAGCGATTATAAGCGCCTGTATCTCCCCCTTACTTTTCTCTTGTACTTCAACAGCATCTATCTCATAGATAAGTCTATCTTTACCCTTGGCTCCATTCACTTCACCCTTATATTTAAGACATCTGGTTATCTTATGAGTCCTACCATTCTTACCGAAGTATAATTCTACCTTGGTTCCTTGATAAGACTTTGGTCTGTATTTCTCCCAGGTATTCACATCTGACTTACCTTTTAGATTCTTACCATAAGCACCCCAAACTAAAGCGGATAAGATGGTAGTCTTACCTTCTCCTGTAGCTCCTCGAATTACGGTTATTCCCTTTGAACTTAGGTTTAATTCCAAATGGGATATTGAACAGAAGCCATCGATTATAATATTGCCAAACTGTATCATTCTGCCTCCTTAATTACTTTTAATAATGTGGCCTTTTTATTTTGGTCTTTTATGCCCTTTGCCCTCATATACCTCCTTACCATAGTTTTCTTAGTAAGTTCCCGAGTTATTTGCGGGGTATCTTCCACCGCCATAATCCGAGACTTGCTAGCAATGACAGTATAATAATTACCATCATCTTTAATTTCATCTTCTGATGACACGTCCACAAATTTAGGAAAGCCTTTGAATGGCTTAAATTCCATTGAGAAGTCTTCATATATTTTCCAATATCCCAGTTTACAATTGCGGTCTGTTCTCCTCTGTTGTAGTGGAGCTCCTACCATGTATATCTTTTTTCCGAGTCTCTGTGGTTTATGTATATGGCCTATCAATACTAACTTGAACTTAGATAGAAGATTCACATTCAGATTCTCTACTGTTCCAACTTCAGTATTATCAGTATCTTTAGCTCCCGGGTAGTCAGTATGCAATAATAGGATTGTTGGCTTTAACATAGCTTCTTTCAACTCAGCTTTGATTAACCCATCTAACCCCTTGTTATGGTCTAAATAGGGAATACCTACTACTCTGAACTTATCAAACTCATGATAAGAGAAGTCCAGATTGTGTAAGAACGAATACCTACGACATAAGTTTGCCCAGTGTGATGGAGATTGATTAGTTATCGAATTGCTTTTCTGTAGGTCATGGTTTCCAGATATACCATAGATGTTAAATTCCTCGCACCTATTTAACTCTTCGAACTGTTCAATTATAATTTCATCAAGTGAAGTACTTATATACTCTGGACGGTGCATAAAATCCCCACAAAAGAATGCCGGGCATTTATACTTAATACATAAGTCTTTAATCAAAGAGAGGACCCTGAAAATACTTAGGGTCCTCTTGTTATCCTCGTTGAACTTAGAGAATTCCCCTAAGTGCAAATCGGAGAATACTATACCTATCACCTTCATAACTGAAGAAATTTCTTGATAAGGTGTTTTCTCTTCTCGTAGTTCATCTCATCCAGTATCATGACCTTTATCTTGTAGCCCATGATTTCCAGTGTACCGGTATTAGGTATACCATTTACATACTGGAGTATATTTGGGTCGGGTTTATATCCCCACAGGTCAAGTATACCATACATTACCTGAGATACCTGGAATTGATAATACCGAGATAATACTCGTTTACCATTATCTTCTGTTACCCACTCATTGAAGAAGTTTGCTGAGAAAGGTATGAAAATTAGGTGAGTACACTGTTGACCCAGTAACATACGACATAAGTCTACTGCATGGTCTAAGTCGCATTCGGCTATCCTGTGAGAAAGTTTGTTGATGAAGTATGCTGCCGAATCAAAGTATGACCGGTCAGTTACAAAGCTATCTTCTCCCCTGAAAGCTTTGTTACGCAGATTAAGTACTTGCATATCCTGAGCAAATACTGTACTGGCATCTTGCTGAATCATATCAGCATGAGGCATGTCTCTTGTTTCAGGTACCAAGTCCGAATATGACCCGGATATGAAAGGTATCTTTAACATATCCGCTACTTCCTTGGCAATGGTTGTTTTTCCAACCCCAGAAACACCGGTGAACATAATTTGATATTTCCTACCGTTGTACATAATGTTGTAGTTTTTTGAAAGGTTCCAAAAAATCGGGTATCTTGAAAGACCTTAAGTTAAACTTGTCAAGTACCATGAATAACCTGTCTTTCCTTATATTATTAGTACATCCTTTTACCCAAGGGACTTTCTTGATAGGATGAAGAGTTAATGCGGTTCTCAAGTCTATAAGAGACTTGTTCTTCTTGTATAATTCTTCTAGCTGGTCCCTTTCAATGCCCTTGAATTCTGCTCCTTTTGCATCTATGAAGTCTGCTATGCTCCCATATTGTTTCAGGAAAGCTTTAGTCTTCACTTCTCCCATACCATAATAACCGGGTATATCATCCGATTTATCTCCATTAAGTATTAGGTAGTCAACGCATTCCTCAGCAGAGTAACCCATTATATCCTTACAAGTTTGACTAAGAATTAGGGTATCTTTGTTAGGATTGAATATCTTGACTCTTTTGTCGAGTAATTGACAGAAGTCTTTGTCAGAGGATATTATGAGAGATTTACCTGGGTGGTTTATTGCCAACCAAGCAATGTAGTCATCAGATTCATATCCCAAGCCTTTTCTATCGATAATCATCTGAACTCCGAGTAACCTTAGAATCCTTCTCAACAGTGATAGCTGTTTATTGAAATCTTCATAATCCATACTTATCTTACTCCTATGTGCTTTGTAACCCTCGAGTAGACCATTACGGAAATTAGACTCTTTGCTCTCATGAGTATCGAATGTAATTACTACATGGCTTGGTTTAAACCGAGTTAAGTATGAACCGAGGATTCTTAAGAACCCATACACCAACCCGGTACCAGCTCCATTGTTGGCTTTAAGATTCTTAAACTTATGGTATGAACGGTGAGCAAGATTACTCCCGTCCACTACCATAAGCATCCTCGGTTTTCTACCCCTCGTCCGGGATGTATTCGTCTTCTTCTGCATCTTCAGATTCTATTTGAGATTCATAGTCTAAGTCTGCATCAACAGGGAACATGTTTCGTGTAATCTTCTTGAGCTTTCGCTTAGTGGTTCCTATGGTATTTATTCCGGCAGCCTTTAACAGCTTTTTCCTTAACTCACCATCTTCCTCTATTAACCTATGGAAAGCCTCTTCTCCTCGACACAGTTTCTTTCCTTCGAACATATATGTTCCACCACCGAGCTTCTCTATTACTCCAGCATCCTCTAAAGACTCTTCTAACCAGAAGTATCTGTCAAAGCCAACTTCGTGATACTTTGGGTTAAAATATATAGGAGCTTTGGATATAGTTTCCCGAGGAGGAGATACCTTATTCTTTTTCATCTGAACAGTTACATATTTACCTGCTCGTCTTTCCTTACCCTTATACTTAATCTTGAGAGTTTTACCTGAGTAGAATGCTAATCGTATTGAAGCATAAAACTTGAGTGCTGCACCACCAGGAGTTGTACTGGTATCTTGACCAAAACCTGCGCCCAGTTTACTGCGCAACTGATTGATACATACCATGGTTACTCCGAGTCGATAGAACAATTCGTTCCTTATTCGGAACATCTTGTAGATTTGCTTTGCCCGGTTTCCCATCTCGGCCTTGCTATCCGCCATCTTTGCATCAATGGCTTCTATAGAATCCAGGGCTGCTATTGAATCTATCACAACTATGATAGGCTCATTACTGGTTAACTTAGACCTCCAATATATTGCTAAGTCTGCTATAGCATCCGATATGGTTTCTATCCTGGTGTCATTTAATACTGTTACTCGTTCAGGGTCTAGACCATTTTCCTCTGCCCAGGAGTTCATCCATGCCTGTTCAGCATCTACCCAAATCACATGACCTCCTAATTGCTGAGTTGCATAAGCAAAGTTATAGGCTATAAGAGATTTACCTGAAGACTCCTCGCCCATAATCTCTATAATCTTACCAAATGGTACACCCCCACCCATCTGATAATTGAGAGCAAAGAATGTGGATGGAATCCATAATCCGTGATGATTTATGGTACTGGCCTTTAATTGGAGAGATGACCCATATTTCTTGAGTATCTCATTTTGTGTGGGTATCTTAAACTTCTTACCTCCGGATTTACCAGTGGCTTTGGTTTTCCTTGCCATACTTGATTATTTATTAAAGATGAAAAAGTGGGATATAAAACTATACCCCACTCCTACTTTAGGTATATATCTAGAGATTTTAGATATCGCCCTTATATTTCTTCTTTTTATTGGCTAAACCCTTTCTTTTATTGCCCGATTTTTTCTTTGGCATATCATCTTCATCGTCTTCATCCCCCTCGTTAAGGAATGAAGCCAACTTCTCTTCGAGTTCTTCGTAAGGAAGGATATTTGCCCGTATTGCTTTCTCCAGGTCTACCTCTCCCCTATACTTCTTGTCCAGCTTGGTCTTCTGGCAAGGTGATACCGAATAACTGGTGTCATTCTTGCCAGTACCGGTACGAGTAATTTTGATATCGTACCCCTCTACTGGGTCGGTCATATCACCCCAGTCCTCTTCATCGAGGTAAAGGTCGATAATATCCTGATATACCGAGCGTGGTACCATCATCGGTTTATCAACCCTATCTGGGTCAATCTCTTTACCCTTAGTATCTTTGTACCCAAGTACCCCTATGAGATACTTTCTCTTTGGTACCAGTTTCGAGGCCAATGCCTTATCATCGGGGTCGTCAGAGTTCTTAAGCTCCTGGAACTTATCCATGAAAGGACATGGCTCATCGAAAGTTGCCGGAGATATGATACCTCCCTCCTTTGGTCCAAGGTAGAATTGAATAATCTCTATTCCCAATTCCTCGTCTGCACCACGAGATTTGATACGTACTCTGGTAGTTCCTTCTTTCGGGTAGATTATTCCACCACCTCCACTACGCTTTTCCAGGTCCTTCTTCCTGGCAAGCATCTTTTCTCGGGTAGTCATTACACTGCCCTTTTTCTTGGTTGTTTTTTCCTTTTTCATGGCTTTATTTATTGGTTTCGATATAAAGTATCTCGTTCAGAGATAATATAGTTGTTACTTGATTGGGAAGGTCTACTACATCTAGTTCTTTACCAGCATACAGACCGTATGTAACTACTGCTCCAACCTGAAGACCGGGATATTCTTCACATTGTTCATCGGTGACTGGTCCTACCTGAATTACTACTCCCTTGCGAGGTACTGTATCTTTATCGTGTTCCTGAGGGATATAAAGTCCTCCTTTGGTTTTGGTATCTGCAGTTACTACCGGTGATACAATAAGTACTCGACTTCCTGTGGGAGTTCCTAAACCGTTCAGTTTCTCATTCAACTCCCTTGCTTCTTTGACCGAAATAAGGTCTAACTCAATTCTTGACATAGTTACTGTTGTTTACGTAAGTTTGCTGATATCGTTCTTAAAATATTCTCTCGTGATTCGTAAGCTTTACATATACTTATCATTTTACTCGCATTGTACTCAGCCTTCATATATCTTTTCAATGCTCCCTGATAAGCTTGATTGTTCTCTGCTTTGTGTGCTGCAGCATCATTATTGATATTACCCGATTCTTTGTAGTAAAGCCATGCCTTGCTATAAGCCTGATTTTTTGCCTTTTCAAGTTTATCCCTTTTATATATAAGCCTATCCCTTACCATTACCAATAGAGCATAATTAGATGGACTTCTACGTAAAGACTGATTGACCAGGTTCTCATCAATCATGAGTTCCTGGTCTAAATCAATCTCATAGGTTTTCCCTTGAAAGAGAATCTTTAGTGTGTTTTTCTTAATCTGGGATAGACGTACTATCTTTTGCCTTTTTTCCATACCTGTCTGGTATTATACCATGTGACCTAAGTACATCATAGAATACTCCAGTGGATATGTTATATTCTTTAAGTATGTACTTTCTCAATACTCCGTTTTTATACTTCTTAACTATACCACTTTCATCTACTGACTTCTTACGATACTTACCAACAAAATAGAATCTATTGTCGGATATACATTGTCTCATATTATCTTCTCTTGTGCCCCAATATAGATTATCTACATTATTATTCAAAGGATTATTATCTTTATGACAAACTTGAGGCTTATTATCAGGATTTGGTATGTATACAGTAGCTACTAACCTATGTCTATAGAATTTAACCTTATTACCATTATCATTGGTTAGTAAATTATGTACATACCCATTTGACCTTATTACAGGTTTTACCACTTTCCAGGTACCACTAAATATGGAATATAACTCTCCATCTTTAGATATATGATATTTACTACATCCTGGTACATTAGGTATAAATCTATCCATGTACTTTATAAAACTTTTGTTCAAACTCTTTTATCTCTTTTTTATAGAGTTTTGGATATTCACTAATGTCTATGTTTTTATACTTACGGTGTTCTTCTAAGTATTCATCAGTATTGAAATCTGGTTCAAACATCTTATTGTAATCATACCCAGGTATAAATGGTAACTCTTCTGCCATTGACCTACCTATAGTTATATCCATCGACATACTCACGTCGTTTATCTCGAATCCAAAGTATTTTTTAGTATCGGGGTTACGGCAAGTTTCCCAAATATTATATACTACCCACACATTAACATCCTGTGGGTCAGCGAGATAATAAACTGCATCGTGAACGGTGCATGTCTCGGGCATGTAAGGAAGTATACCCTGCCTCATCTTCCAATAATTAAGTATGGATGCAAACAGAGTCATATCTGATGCAGCTGATTGACATGGCATATTAACCGATAATCGTACTGCGTATGCTGCTTCCTGCTCGTTATCCGAATATACCTGGGGTAACCTTCTCTTCCTACCGAACAAAGATTTAATATATCCATGTTTTATCAGTACCTTCTCCTGGTTAATCATGAACTTCTTAATCTTCGGGTGCTCCTGGAAGAACTCATTCAACTGTTGCTGAGCTTCATCTGGTGTTACGATAATACCAGCTTTTGGGTCAGATAGTTTAACTGCAAGCAGTTTCTTCTGAATACCATATATAATACCGAAACATATCTGCTTTGCCTGCTTCCTTCGGTTTTTCCAAAGCTTATAATCGGGATGTTGTTCATCACTGTAAGCTTTGTTTGCTTCCTCATACGATACACCATACTTATTTGCTGCAATAGCAAGGTGAGGGTCCTGTCCCTTGGCAAATGCTTCAAGATAAGTCTCATCCCCTGAAAGATGTGCCATGATTCTTAACTCTGCCTGAGAGTAGTCAAGTGCCATGTATAGTTTCCCTTTGGGAGCTACCAACTGTTTCTTGATATTAGCATCTACCGAAGTTTTGGGTATTTGTTGGAGGTTAGGTTCAGAACTACTTAATCGGCCAGAAGTAGTACCAATAATTTTGAATTGCCCGTGAATTCTATCATCATCCTGAACTTTATCATGCCATCCCTCAATATAGGTTGTATACATTTTCTTTAACCCTCTCAACTCGAGAAGATTATCCAGGAAGATTGCTTTGGGACTTTCAGGGTCTTTAACCGTTAATCGAAGTTCTACCAACGTATCCTCATCGGTACTCGGCTTATCGGTATCACGATTAGTTTTCTTATCCTTGGTATATTTTATGATAGGGAATTTGAACCCCTTTTCGGAATACAACAGTAGAGGTAAATCAATTGTACTTCCCAAGTTTACTTCTCGGGTTAATTCCAATTCTTTTTTAGTGGTGAATACACCTGCTCGGATATTGGATATTTTTTGCTCCCTGCTTGCTATTTTCCGTGCGTCCTTTGGGTTATGATAATCCAGGTCTTCAAGTTCACTTTCAATAGATGCAAGGTACTTGCTTATTCTTTCTTGAACAAGCCATCTAGAGAATTTTTTCACTCGTGGAAGATTCAAGCAATTAGAAGTTGCTTGTTCAATCTTTGGCTTGTAAGATTCAAGCAGTTCCTGATTGAATTTCCTATCGAGGTATAATCCGGTTTTTTCAGCATGCTGCAATACCCTAGAAGCTGGCATAATCAAATGCCTAAACAAGGGGTACATGCCAATCTCTATTAGCTTACTTTCAAAGAACATAGCTAACCTAAGAGTATAATCGGTATCCTGACAACCATACTTGCATAATGGTTCCAAGGGTTTCTTATCCCAAGGTATCTTGTCAAACTTCTCTGCCTTCTCGTAATCGCCATGCTCTGGTAGATACCTTCTAACCATTGACTTCAGGTCATTGGGTTTCTCTTCATTTAGAAGATACTTCATAAGCATTCCATCCAGAACAGTACCTCTAACATATATCCCATACAACTCGAATATCTGAAGGTCAAACTTCAGATTCCATCCCACTTTAGTTATATTGGGATTCTCAACCACCTTTCTACCAAAATACTTTAACCAACGTTTCCAATGAGGGTTTTCATATTCGTGGTGACATAATGGAATAGATACACCAGAACCAACTTGAAAGGTTACAGATAAAATTGTGGGTTTGAAGGTTTTATTATAAATACCTTCTGCATTTGTCTCGAAGTCGACGGAAGCTATGCCGGTTTTCAAACAAGCTTTCACAAGCCGCTTGACTTGTGAGAAACTTTTGATTATGTCATATCTTGACTCCATGTTTATTCTTATTATATGCAGTATAGAATAGATTTTTACATGACCCTAAGTCTGATGTATTCTTTACTACTTGAAAGATACCGTTCTTTACTCTTTTTTATATACCCTGCTCTACAAAGAAGACAGCATAACCAATATAAATATGCTGTCTTAGCTCCTGTACTTTGTAAGTAAGTATACCTAAATGTCTGACCAACTTCTTTATTTTGTAGAAGTTTTATCAAGTTATATATAATGTCTCCTTTCATAAGAATTATAAAATCATGTACTCGGAGCGGGAATCGAACCCGCACGACCATTACTGGTCACAGGATTTTAAGTCCGGCGTGTCTACCTATTTCACCATCCGAGCTTTTATAAAAAGGGGAGATGAGCGAAGAACAGTAACTCATCTCCTAATGCTATAGCCTTCGACTTTAATTATGGGATTTTGGTATCTCGTACCAGTTTATTGCCCATTGCTAGCTGGAGGTCGTATCTCCTGTTATAACCCAGCTATAGCCCTGTACGGAAGACAGGATTCGAACCTGCGACCCCTTGCTCCCAAAGCAAGTACACTAACCGGACTGTGCTACTTCCGTAAATTAAGTACCAGTCTATATCCCTACCGTCCAGTACCTGGGAATGAATCAGGACTCGTTGTCCACAGCGCAAAGTAAAGATTCATTAGTGGACCCAGAGGGGCTTGAACCCCCGACCTTCGGATTATGAGTCCGCTGCTCTAACCAACTGAGCTATGGGTCCGGTTGAAGGTAACGGCCTTTACTACTAATCTCGGTATGACAGAAAAGAAACTAAGACCAATTACCGTTACCTTCTTTGTTACCTTAATTCGGTCTGGATAGAAGTTTTTAGTTTTACCCAGTCCTTTTTATAACTATGCAAACTATCAATAGTATGATAGAGATAACCAGGTTTGATACCCACTTCTCTAGCTACGTATTCCATTAGTTTCCATGCCAAGTATACATCATTTCCAAAATGAGTTACAAAATCGGATGACCTTTGGTGATAACAAATATTCAGTTGCTTTTCACCCCTTGCGTTCTCCCGGATAAGGAAGTCGTAATACATAGAGCATGGTATACGCATCTTACCATCCAGGTTTTCGGCATCAGAACATTCTACCTGCCCATCTTCACCATAGATATTAAGTATGGCTTTACGGGTATCATTATCATCCTTGAGCAGACCTATGACAGCCTGTAACTTGGTCATTACAATCCCATTATACCTTACTACCTCATTCATTCTCTCCGAATAGGTGTAGTCGAAGTACTTACCATCTACCAGGAACTCTTCCCATATTTCGGGACGCAATTTCCATGCTTCACCCGGGTTAATTTGTCCCGGGTGTATTCTTTCCTGGAACTCAGCCTCTGCCCAATCTTTAGATTTGGTGAATACAAATAAAGGGGCCGGGTCTTCCAGGTGAGTCAAACAGTATTGCTCGCATATAAGTTCTTTGGTAATGAAGTCATCTTTACCTTCGATAACTTTATTCTGATAGGTACGGGGTTTTACCTCATTACCCATCTCATACAAATTTCTTGCCGTCTCAGACATCAATTCGTAGGGATTTGAATATATTCTCATTGTTCGTGATTTTTAATATATTTTCTTATAGATTTTCGTAGTTCTTTTAGGTCCTGAATATTCATGTTGGGAAGACCTACCCAATAATTAGCATTGATACATACAGATAACTCTATGTCCCTGCCATTCCTATCAGGATATTTACCCTTGAATATCTTTACTCCAAAATAGAGTTTATCTTTCCTCTCGTACTTCACTTAGATACCTCCTTATCTTTCTTTTAAGTTGCCTTAAATCCTTTACACTGATATTGGCCACGGTATTAAATAACCACCCATCATCCGTGGAGAAAGTTATATCTATATCTCCTCCGAGTTTACTGGTGTAAGGAGATTTCTTTACTTCTATTTTCATTGCATTGATATTTGCAATTCAATAGACTTCCCTATCTTAGAATGGTAGCCAGTCTTCACTACCGAGTGTACAATCCTTTGCCAGGGTTTTGGGATATTTGAACAACTCAGGTCTGAGTACTTTCAAAGCTCTTTTATGTACCTTATACTTTATCTTGTCAGGGTCTACTTTAAGTAGATACTTCAACCGCTCATACCAGTTACCATCATATATACCAAGCTTATCACTAAGCTTTAATAGGTCTTCATGAGCATGATACATTAGTAATACCGTATCATCATTGAATATCTGACTGAAGTGTATTGATACATGGAATTTATGTCCAGTGGGGAATAAGTATTCTCCTATCCTTTGAATCAGTAGTAGGTCACAGATAAGTCTTTTAGTTACCTCGGATGCCCTCATGAATACCGTTATCATGGGGTAATCCATGCCTGCTTTCTTTGATACAGTTAGAGACAATAAGCAATTCTTACCATGAGCATGCTTATTGTCAAACTGATAGCCTATGTTAAATATCTTCCTTGAGTTTAAGGCTTTTACTACTTCCTGTCTTAAATCAATCAGACCATTTTCATCCACATAGTTTGCTACCAGAGACTTCCATTTAGCCGAAGTGTAGTTGAAGTGCCTACCAAAATCAAATTCGGGGTCTACCAGAGGTTCTTTAATATAAATGACTAAATCATTTAAGTACTGTGCTTTACCAATTCTTTCAATATCCAAACCGGGGGTATTGAACAGGAATAACCTGTTGAGTCCCTCCCAAGCTTTCATACTTGTTTTGAACTGCAACAGGTTATTCTTTAACTTGAACTTACTCATCGGCTTCAGGAGTTAATTCACCGTCTTCCATATCATCTTCCTCTGAAGAAGAGAATGATATTAACTTCTTCCTTTTCTTTTCCCCACTTTCCTCAAGCTTTAGTTTGAGACCATACTTTTCTGTAAACTTTAAGTAGGTCTTTTTTATCATATTACGCTTGAGGATAGATGGGCATACCTCGGGTAATGGGATACCATCCCAATCTCCAATTTCTAAGGCCGAGGCTAACATAGATTTCTGTTTATACCCCAAATCTCTCCTTAATACCTTGAAAGCTCTGAAACTGTTACCATAGGTTTTATAACCTGCTTCATCACTTGTCATAAGTTTTTTGAGAGATTTACGTATCTTCTTTCTACGTACCTCATCACTACAGTTTTCTTTCAAAAACTCCTTTATGTCCTTGCGATTCTGATATAACAGTATGGTAGTATCATTTGCCCAAGCCGCTTTGATAACCAACTTTAACGAGAAGTTATCATGGCCATATATATACTGACCCATACGACAGAATAACAGTATATCTATTGGTAACCTTGTAACTATCTCTGAAGAACGTAGTATTACAGTTATCTCGGGGTTTTCCACTCCAATCTTACGAGAGAATATACCACCAACTAAGCAACCTTTGCCACTACCATGATTGTCAGCAAAATGGAACCCAATGTGATAATTCCTGTTTACTGTCTTATTCTCTTCTAACTTCCTTATCATCAGTTTAGCCTGGTCAAGCACATCCAAATCAAGGTAGTTAGTAATCAGCCCAGTCCACTTGGTCATGGTATAACCAAACATCTTACCGAAGTCGAAGTCTGGGTCGAATTTAGCATCAGCTATTTCTACCATCAAGTCGTATGTAAAAAGAGAATCGGTTAGGTTATAACCAACTCCCTCACAAAACCAGTCTGGTTTCTTGATTAAGAAGTTTTCCAGTATCTTTTCCCAAGCTTCGATTGGGTTATTCGCTTTTACCAAATTCATAGTTTCTTAAAAATTTACTAATAGCTGTTTGATGTAACCCTAATATCTCAGCTATAGCCGATTGTGATAATTTATCCTCATATCTTAACTTTATAATATCATCTCTTAAAGGCACTGTTTTCCCCCTCTTTAGAGATTTTAGGGTATTTGAAATTTTTAGCTTTGTGTCTTCTTTTACCTTTCTACCTTTATTGGCTATGGAAATTAATTTTTTTGTTTCGCTACTTCTGGGTATACCATAAAAAGGGCTTAGCTTACCCCTCTTGCCATACATGGGATTTTCTTTTCCCCTCTTAGCAAATTGTGTAAATCTCTTTTCCCTAACGGCCTGTTGAATATTCATTTTCTGGGTTCCCCAGTATAAATTACTTACATGATTATTCAAAGGATTATTATCTTTATGGCATACTACAGGGTAGTTATTAGGATTTGGTATATAAGCCATAGCTACTAATCTGGATGCTTTAAACCATCTACTTGTACTAGTATCTATACCCCAAGAGTGTTTCTTATTCCCTAATAAGTCTATATTTATCCTCTTGTATAACCTATACTGTATCCTATTATTACATAACTCACCTCTAATTCGTGTCCATTTACCTCTCTTATTACTATATAATCTACCACTCTTATTGATATAGTAACCTGGCCAACCATCTATATTACTAACTTTCATCTACCATAATACTATTACCAAGAATTAATAGTAAATTTAGTAATATCTGGTTGGCCATATATCTAATTAGTATAGCGACTTTTGTCTGAAGATATTTATGTGATTTTTCTTAAAATAGATGTAGAATACATCATCTGAACCCATACCTATCCATCCCAAATATCCGCAGAAGTAAATGAAGGCCTTCACTAATTCTGACTGATACTTTAACTCCTGAGTCATTACCTGGGATTGCTTCCATGGTTTATTCTTCAGGAAGTTACGAGCAATGTTCAGATGATGGGTTATCTTCCATAACAGATATGGGTAGTTTACTGAGTACTCCACATGATTGAAGTATCTACCTCCCTCGAGTAACTTTGTGTTATAATCCAGATGTGTTTCCGAATCCATGTTCTCATACCACTTAGTTAGGTCTGTGGCATTGTTATGAAATATAACACTGATATCGCCTTCGTCCATTATCCACATTACTCCAAGATTCATGGCTGTACGCAGGATATCGTCATGGTTCTTGTTTAATGAATCTACTACTGATTGAGTACAATTGTTGTCCTTTACCCACTTCTCCATATATGCCATAATATCTTCTGGCTGTATATTGGCATATATTAACAGTTCTATAAAGAAGTGGATAGCATCCGCATTCTCTTCGTTAGCATTCTGCAGATTATTGAGTATCTCGGTATACTCTATGCAATCTCCTTGGGTTTGTACCAACTTTGCATGATTGGCTTCGAATAAAGCTCTAACATTTTCAAAAGATTCATACCCCTCGGATAACTCCTCAATAACCCGAGCAGTAAAGTCCTTCAATAGGGTTTGAGAAGCCTTTGTATTGATGTCTACCGGATATTGTGGTAACCCCTCTATGCCTATATACCCAGACAAGAGGTTCTTTTGCATTTGATATATCTCTTCTAGATACTTATAGTCGGGAATTATACCCGGTTCTTCCTTTATATCACGTGAATCCAAAGCTGGTATTTTTTAGATTAAACCTTGGTTAATTGTTCTTCGTATAGTTTCTTCGCATACATTAGGAAAGTACTTGTTACGTATTTCTCTAGCACTTATTCCTTTTACATGTAACTCTTTTATCTTTACCCTATCCTCATGTTTTAATTTAGCGTTGGGATTTTTACTACCTCTCAATCCATAGCATGGATTGTTTTTACCTATAAGTCTTGGTAATTTACAATTTACAATAGCTAAATACCTATTCTCTTTATGGGTCCCCCACTTCAAGTTACTTACGATATTATTTAATGGGTTATCGTCCAAGTGCATTACTATAGGTAAGTTATTAGGATTAGGTATATAAGCTTCAGCTACCAATCTATGTATCTTGACATTTTTACTTATACTACCGTTATGTAACTTACATCTCAAATACCTATGATGGTGATAAACTTTTAGTAACTTACCATACCTATATAACTTTCCCTCTTTAGTAATGTGATAACCTGGGAATCCCCTTATATTATCATCCATGGTCTTACTTATTATCGTGTGCACCAAATCCCTTATCTCCTCTTGTTCCCCAGTTCTTTGCTTTCTCTTCATACTCCTCATTGGTAATCTCTTTCGGTGTTGAGAGTATGATGGGAACGTGTACGAATTGCATTATCTTTTTATCTTCCCATAAAGGTATGTACACGGGTTCATTTGAGGCATTCTGAATACCTATGTGCATTTCTCCTGTGTATGGGCTATCTACTATCTCGGCAGTAAAAGTCAACCCATCTTTAGTAGCAACTCCTGATTTATTTGCTGCCATTAGCATAGATTCCTTGGGATTGATAAGAACTTTTATTCCGGATGGTATTAGTACTCTTCCACCAGGACTGATTTCTACATATATCCCATTGGTTTCTATACTCCTGAATTTCAGACTGCCATTGCTGAACATTCTACGATTGATACCAGTGAAATCCCTCTCGTGTTTTTCTCCCACCTTTAGTATATCATCCATGTATAACTTTGGGATGTAGAAATCCAGACCTGCATCCCCATCATTTGCTCGGTTTGGGGATTTAACATCTCTAATCTTTGTGAACTCTAATTGTACCATGTTATTTACTGTTGAATTTACGATAAATGTCTCTTACTTCTTTTCGTGATAACTCGAACTTACTCTGAAGCTTATCGAGTATTTCCTTCTTACCTAATTTCTCCCTTACCAGTTTACGGTAATACTTTTTGCAACCTTCTATATCTACCAAGGGTTCCAAATCCTTGAACTTGGTTTCTGCTTCTAATTCTTTACGAGTCTTACCCATGAGAGCTGTGAACTTAATGCAACAGAGTTCAGAATCTCCGCACATCTTACATTCCTTGGTTGATAGGTCGTAATTCTTACCGAAACAAGGGTCGTTACCTGAACCGAGTTTGGTGATATCTATGGGCTCAAAGATATCCCCGGTTTCTAATTCCTTCCTTACTTCCTTTAACTTGTCTTTCTTTTTCTTCGCCATATATTTGAGAGTTTGATATCAAGTGATAGTTAATAGGTATTTCAGTGTCATTGATGTAGAATAGTATATGCACTAACTTTCAGGTACACCCTTTATGCACGTGCGCATTAGTTATGAGATTTTCTTTAGAAAATCGAAATAACCTTCAGCTTGCTGAAGTACTTAGCTTAAGTATTAGCTTAAAGCTTAAGCTTAAAGATCTGCGTACGCATGTGTATATACGCAGACTGCATACGTGTATATACGCCATATCTCTCACTCTATTTTAATTACCTTCAACTTCTCCTTCAAGTAGTAATTTTTACGGTGGTTGCCGTGACGCTTAAGGTAATTACCTGGAAATTGAAGGTCGTCCAGGTATGCTTTCTTCTTATTCATGTGAGTTCTTGCAAGACGTCCCAGGATTTGTAAAGACTTCTCATTAGAATCCATTGATGCAGTATTCTGCAGGTACTTTAATTCTGGGAAGTTTTGACCTCTAGAAATAATTGTGGTAGCGATTAGTATATCTATTTTCCCCTCTCTGAAAGCTTGTAATATTTCATCACGCCCTTTTGTCTTGTGATGTACATATTGTATGTTGTATTGATTCCCAAGATGTTTAACGTAGTACTTATAAAGGTTTTCACAATGTCCTATAAACTTACATACAATCAATGCCGGCAATCTTTTCCGGTGGATGTTATACTTAGTTCGAGATAAAGAGAGTCTCCATGCTTTGACATTGTCAGAAATCACTTCTCGATATTCAGTGGGATAATCCTCATCCTTGGTATACTTATAATGGGCATACACCAACTTACAGATAATGGGAGTAGAGTATCCCTTATCAATCATCTCAGCCAATTTTACTTGGTTTACCCTATCACCAATGAATGACATTATATTCATGTTGTGTACCAACTTCTTTTTAAGGTCACTCATGTATAGAGTACCACTTAATCCAACTCGTACTCTTGAGTTGTATAGGTGTTGTATCACCGTCTTATAGGTCTTATTGTCAATCACGTCAGCCTCATCTATAAGTACCATGTCTATTTCTGAAAGGAACTTCTGATACCTATTTATATTACCTGCCAGAGATTGAACCATACAAACATTAAAGTTACCCCACTCACTGCATTTACTACCCTGGATAAATGCTACCTTTTCTCCCGGTAATAACTCTGGAATCTCTTTCTTGAACTGCTTAAACAAGTCGGCACTGTTCAACAATAAAACAGTTTTCAATTTCCTCTTGAAAGCCTGATGTAATCCACAGAACACCAAAGTCTTTCCGAAGTTAACTGCCAAGTCAGATGCACAAATAAGGAAAGGAGTATCTCCAACCTTATTATATACTATCTTTTCTAGAGCTTCTTTCTGTACTTCCCGTAGTTCTTTATCCCCCAGTACTGTTGGAATTACTGGTTTAACTCCCATGGATGGTCTATTATCTATAATTTTTACCTTTTGTCCCATTTTACGGCATTCATTATAAACCTTATTTAGAAGGCCTATTTTGAATTGCCCATAATCCGAGATATATTTTACATAACCATCCCAGTTCTTTGCCCTGCTATACATCATTATATGCCAAGCGTCCGGATGTTTAATCCGGAACATTTCATACAACTTGTTTGTGAACTTAGCTGGGCCAGATAATTCACAAACATTGCAGTTCTTTATGGTTATAGTTATCATAATTTTGTGGCCATATCTATTATACCGAAAATACCACACATGAAAAACATGAGTAGTATTATTATACACACTGTCTGAATAGCCGTTGCTATAACGTTATCCCAGTCTATTTTCATATTCCTTGTTTATTAAGCATTTCTATTATATTCAGAATAATTACCAATACCCATCCCAGTATACATATTCCCAAGTACACCTGCAATACAGTGCCCCAAATATCTTCCCAATCCCTTTTCATAATCTCTATTTTTTGAAGGCGTCCCAGTCCACATGTTCTGTTTTAGGTCGAGACACTATATTAAATTTTGCCATATAGTTAATAACCCTTTGACGAGCTTTATCATTGGATAAATCTTCTATTTTAGGTATACCATTACAAAATTCGAGTGCATAGAATTGACCGAGTACAAAGGTCTCATAATCAACCCCAATCTCATCAGCTAATTTCCTTGCCCTTACAAACCATACATACTCCTGAGGATTCTTATCATAGGTATTATTTATACCTATTCTATCGAGAATCTCTTTAGTATAATGTTCATACACCTCTCGAGTATATTCAGGGTGTTTATCCTCTTTAACTTCCTTATCAGCCTCATATACATCCATAATCCAATTAACCCTTTGATGTAACCAATTTGCACAGAAGTTATAGTTAACTCTTTTTGCTTGGGACATTAACTTAATACCTGTGGTTACAAACTCGATATATCCCTGACGAGGTTCGAACCCAAACTTTTGACAAAACTCATTTACAACAGGTACCAACTCTTTTACTGAGGCCCATTGTAAATCGGTTTGCTTTATTTTAGTTACTCCTATGTGTTTGAGTTGGATTCTAGTAGAATAGATGATATCTGCTAATAAGTTTGCATCTCCTATACTTCCTGAAGCTCTACGAACAGCTTGGGTTTGTACCTTTTTATTCTCTCCCACCACTGAACGGTGGTCTAAAGAATATTGTCTAGCTTTAGTGAAAAACTTATCAACAAATTCTTCTGATATCATACCTCCCATCTCATTCCAGAGTTTATAGAATAGAGTTTTGGAGATATGTATGGAAGGTTCTCTTTTTGCCATTATAATTTCAATTGTGATTTTATAGATAAAAGTTCTTGATAAGTCTGATATGTCGTCTCTCGTACATATTCTAAAGTCCTTCGCTTACCCAATGAATTGACATCCTCATTATCTGGTAAGAATACCACCTTTACTTTTTTGAAGGGTACCAACTTGAAGGCCAGGTCTAATGCCTTATCTTTAGCATCAGGGTCAATCAATATGATAAACTTCTCAACTGGACTCTTGATGAACTTGTTTACCTGGTATCTGCTGACGGCCTTACCTCCGGTTGCAATTCCATTCTCCCCCAAAGTTTCAGCATTGATTGCACCCTCACAAATATAAACGGTTCGGTATATTTCTAGAGCATCCGCATTATATATAATAAAACTCTTTCCCAAACCTGTTACATCTACTTCTGGGTTGTTATATTTGGGACCAGCGCCCATATATAATCGAGCATTGAAATAAGTTAATTGCCCATGCTCTGTAAATGGGATAATGATATATCCAAGATACTTACCTGTGTTACAATATCCCCATCCTTTACGAGCTAACTCTTCTATCTTAAATCCCCGTTTCTTAAGGTAATTCCTGGCAGACCTTGCCAATAGAGAAGTGCCCATAGATATGTTCTTGAATCCCTCTGGGAGGAAGAACTCTTTCTTACCTTTTAACTCAACCTTCTCTTCTTTGAATACATATCCAGAATAATCTCCTGATTCGAGTATAGATAGTACTTCTTGAAAACTATCTGTACTCTCCAAATACATTACCAAACTTATAGGAGAAGGATGTTCACCACACTTAAAACAATTACATCGATTGTTTGAAAGGTTGATACCAAACTTCTTTTCTCCTCCACAGTAGGGACAGTCTGACTTCATCCATGAGTGTCTGTAGTCGAAGGCCTTCAACTTATATCTAAAATATTCATGTAAACGACCTTTAGTATGGTTATTTAGTCTCATATACTATCCTCCTAATAACTGAATGTGCTCTACCATATTTACGGCTTAACTTTTGTAGAGTGGTATTTCCTTTCAAGTATTCGGCTTTTATTTTACGTCTAATCTCTATACTCAAAGGAGTTTTACCTCTGGGTTTGAATCTACCATCTCTTATACATTGTTGAGTATTTTCTTTATGAGTACACCAATATAGATTTTCTACTCTATTGTTAGTTCTATTATTATCCTTATGACCTACACATGGTAAGTTATCGGGATTAGGTATCCAAGTTGTAGCTATAACCCTATTCAATCTATGTGTCTTTTTTCTTAGATGTACCTGTAAATATCCGAATATCTTATGAGGGTTAGTAGATAGCCATCTATGTAATTTAGTGGAATATACTCTACCGTCGAATGAAGCCAAATATTCTGGATAGTTTGGTATAGGCTTTACTTTAACACCTTTTATATTGCTGTTAAGTCTCATATTGTAAACGAAAGTACCCGACCATGAATAACATAGCCGGGTAATTATTACTTATTAACTGGTAACTTCTGACATAATTCAGGAACTAGATGATGGATTATATATCCTCTACGAATCTTCGTTAATTCTGCTCTGGCTTCTTCTAACCTTAGGAAAGAATTCTTATAAGGTACCTCATACCTATCCATGTCTTTATACCCCATAGTCCTATGGTTGGGAGTAACCTTATTCCAATTTATAGAAGCCTTTTCTGAAGAGATGGGTACCCACTCACGGAAGAATACTCCTAAACTATACCTCTCTTCAATTGGACATACAACTTGATATCTGTTACCGGGTTGCCTTCTTAAACATATCTCTTTGGAAGCTCTCCTACGAAATATCTCCAATAATCTTACATTCATAACTACATGTGTTCAGTAGCTTGGAATACGCCAATATGGATATTATAATGACAGTGAGGGCAAGTGATGCACTCTTCTCCGTTATGTTCTGGACCATAACTTAAATCCAAGAATACTTCCTTCTCATTGAAAGCTACCTTGGAATTACAATTTTTACAAACTGTAGTCCTCTCCTGAATTTTAAGGGGCTCTGTAGTAATAACTCGTGCCATACAATTTTAATTATTTAAGGTTTAACTAAATATCACCTGAGGTTTTACTTCTCTTTTCTGGGTCTGCGTTGGGATTACTTACCCTTTTCTTTTTCTTAAGTAAATCATCTACCTGTTTACCCATGGACTCATCATATTTTGCTCTGGCCTCTTTAGAGAACTCCTTCATACGTTGTCTTTCTGGGTCCATATTAAACATTACTCTACCAGATGGAACTCCATCACGTTGAACTACAACTTCCATTCTCATGATGTTATGTTCTTCTTCGTCCTGAGTAGAATTTAATCCCATGACGCATTTTGCATTTCTTATTATAGAAATAGCTGATGCTATATCATTATCCTCGTATCGGGTTTCTTGATGCTTAGCACCTTCTCTGGTAACATGTTGGGCAGTCCAAATAGCATCTAGTCCCAACTCATCTCCCATATTATCTATATCTATATATACATTGTTGATACGTTCTACATCGTCCCTATCTCTAGCAATAGAAGCTAATTTTGCAGCGTAGTCAATCATTATGACATGGACTTTGATACCTTTCTCGGTTTCCAGTTTCCTGACCAAGTTCATAATGGTATTACAATCTGCAATGGTTGCAGGTACACGCTCCACAATAAACTCAACCCCGAGTCGTTTATATTTACGCATGTGCCTTTGCTCCATTTTATCATAATCACCGGTTAACATCTCTCTCTTAGTTTTATTTAGGGTAGACTGAATCATACGGTCCATTAACTGGTTTTTACCATTTTCGGTATCTATGTAAAGAACATTCTTTTTCATAGCCAGATATCCCCGAGCAACATTGATAAGTGCAAAAGTCTTTCTTCGTTTGGGACGGTCAATTAAAACGAAAAGAGAGTTCTTGGGATATCCATCTCCATTACCCAACCTATTCAACTGCCAAAATGGAGTGGGAACTACATCTGGGTCAACCTTTCGCATAAGTTGTCGCATTGCAGTTCCACTAACCATTAACAAAGGTTCGTCCTTCTTTTGTGGTTTTGAACTTTGTAGAATCTTAGTTAGTTTAGCTTGATAGGTTTCGTAAGAATTGTAATCAGAGAAGTCCATACCTTCATTTAAGGCTTTCAATTCAATGTAGGCAATAAACTTGTGTATGTTCTCCAGAACAATATCTACATCTTTTAGAGGCTTATTATAAAGTTCAGATATTAAACTATGAATATTAGGGATATCATCCTTGGTAACTAAGTCTACATAATCCTTACCTTCTAACAAAGTTTTAACCTGCTCAACCATTAAGACCTCACTTGGTATTCGTTGGTATTTCTTTACGAATTTTACCAAGGCCTCTACTACTATTGAGTGTTCAATTAAAGTAAAGTACCCAGGTTTTATCTTTGTAACATATAGAAGAGCTTCCTTCCCTTGTACCAAAAACCTAAGTACTTCTAATTGAAACTCGATAGAGAACGTAAACTTGTCACAGGAGTTTAACCTCTTCTTTACCCTATTTTGTTTCATATATTATATAATATTCATGAGTGTATAATCAATAGTATCTGCTAGATAATATAGTTCTCCAAGCTCATCTTTGAACATTCTTGAACACAGACGGTGAAATAATTTTGATAAAATTCATACAAGTTGTTACTTTATTATTTATATTTGCATTGTTAAAAATCTTTACTACTATGAAAGGCAACAACGGAAGTGAACTACATCGTTTGACAGAATTAAAACCTTATGATGAGGATTTGTTTAATAGGTTATACAAAACCTGCAAACCCTTAATCCGTAGACTGACGAGAGGAGTTGATTCCAGAAGATTTAATCTCACACCAGATATAATTAACTCTTTCTTCTGGGATAAGTTCTTGTATGTATTTAATAAATACCAAGACGAATACGATGAAGAAAGGTTGAAAGCAACTCTCTTATCTTCCCTGCAAACTTATAAAAGTAAGTTACTGAGGAATGCTTATACCAAGCAAGCAGAGTTCAATCAAGAGTTAACTTCATTTGAGGTATTATTTGACAATAATAAAGAGCTACTTGATGATTCCGATGAGACCAGAATAAAGGAGGAACAATCTCAAAGATTCCATCAATACATGAAAGAACACCTTACACCAGATGAATATCTGGTTATGCAAATACAACTTGAACCTCCCAAATGGTTTGAGTCTCGTATCAAAGATTCCCATGGCAAGCTTTCTATATTGCATCTTATAGATTACTTTGAGTTACCCCGGGATAAGTTTGCAGTTAATATGTTTTCCCGGATGAGGAAAACCATTCAGAAGGTTTTAGAACAAGCTGCAGTAGACCTTAAACAATGAAAAAGGCCAGAGCAAGGTTATTGCTAACCTCACCCCGGCCCCACTTAACCAACTCAACTATGGTTCAGTTTAGTCTTCTATTTCCATACTGGGATGTAATCCCTTATACCATAAGTCTGATATGGATAATGGTACAAATACTCTTAGAGCCTGAGTCCAACCTATATAATCTAAATTAGGAGTACTTCCTCTATACATGGGGATTATAACCCTTACGTACATTTGGTTGATTCCAGAAGGATTTGGTATAGTTGGGCCTACTTCTAAACCTACCTCACAAGTATAGGCAGAACCTGGTACACACTGTATATTACCCAGAACTGTTGAGGGCACCATGGAAGGATTATCGGTCAAACCTCGCTGGTCTTCTTTTACCTGTTTTTGTATGGATTTCAAAGCTAATAACCATTTAGGATTATTACCTACTAATTCATACAAATTACGAGTTCGTAGAGTAATATAAGTTATATCAGTAAATGTTTCTGCTACGTTTACTGCAGCTATGAATATTACTCCGAATGGTGTCAGTCTCATCTTCAGAGTACCTTTACTGGTAGTCGGAGATATATACTGAGATATGGGAGTAGATACTACAGTAGGAGAACCTGACATGAATATATTATCCATGGCTACAGCTAAAGTCAAAGCTGGGTCTTTACTTATCCTTTCAACTGTAGAACTATGCTCTGGTAATAGAGGAGATAAATAGGGTCTTACTGCAGAATTATAGGGACACACACATAAAGTACCTAATATCTCGGCTCGGTCTGGTAAAGTAAATCCACCATTTACCGACCACACATTATCTTCTGGGTCTAAGTAGTTAGCTTCTTTACTTAAGTTTCTATGCATGATGGTTAGGCCCCAATCCGTATATATGGGCAACCCAGTATCTGGGTCATTGCCATTTTTTATACCCCATATACCTATGGCCTTTAAGTAATCATAGATGTAATTTGCTAAGGTATCAAAAGTACGTGGATTACTGTAGTCCCTGAATAAAGTTACCCCTTTGACTTTTAAGCTTTTAATAGCTACTCTTACAGTCCCCTGAATTCCTGTGCTATCCGTATCGATTTTAGATAACTCATAGTCTACTTCTACACCATTACCTTGGGTAATAGCCAAAGAATCAACCACCTGAGAATTGCCCTTTATATTAGTAGAATCTAACTTACTCTCTACAGATTGAACCCGACTCTTCAGGTCAAGAATATCCAAAGGATTCATTCCGTACGGCTTTACTGGAAATTGACCTTGAATGGGTACCAAACACAAAGTATAGTTCATGGCTGCCATGATTGACTTATACCTCATGCTCGTAGTCTGGCTATTCCACTCAGGTCTCCATCCAACCAAGTATACTCCTATGAGAGAATCTACATTCTTGTTGAAAGGCATCCCTGAATCAGCCAGGAGTTCTAACATCCTTTCATAATCCCAAGAAAGTACCTCATCAAGGCCATACACCTTGTCAAAGGTTAACCACCCACAGGTGAAGTTAGTTACACTGGGGGGATTTTCACTTCCATCGGGACGATAGGTATGAGTTGCTTTTACAGCAAATGCCACCAGCTTCTGAGGATTACTTAGACTTGGCCATCCACCCGATGGTTGTACTCCATTAAAGGTAAGTACATCCGGAGCTATGTGACATAACCCATCAGGAGTGGTGTAGGCATTGAATACTTGGCCTGCAGTGTTATCCTTATTTGAAAGAAATACCCTACGAGCTCTTCCCAAGATATTAGCCACTCCAGAAGGTAATGTACTCGGCTTCTTGAATACACTGGTTATGGTTACATTCTGTTGGGTAGTATCTACCCAGTCGAAGCCGCAAATAGGACCGGTACCAGCCGTTATGGCAAGAGGTTCCATAACCTCTTTAGATTCTATCAAATCTCCGTAGACTTGGTAGAACCTCGGTTGTACTATCCCATTTACTACTTCGGTTACATTATTCTGTGCCATGGTTATATTTTTAACTTATCGAGGTTCTCATCGATGAATATTAAGGCCTTGGTTAAGGATTCTACCAGTTTCTGGTTCACTGAGTCATCTTCGAGTAGAGCCACGTCATCGGGATTATCCTGGAATAACCACTCGAGAAGTACTCCCCAGTAGTTGTTGCCCATCAGTACAGTGAAATTGGCTTCCTTATCAGGGTCACCATCTGATGGGTCTGTTCTGTGTTTATAACCATCTGTAGTGGGGAAGTCTTCCTGCAGTTGTTCGAATATTACTGTAGCAAATAAATCCGAACGGGTTTGTCCTTTGGTGGTATATATTTCAAATCCCCGGGCAGTGCACCACTCATTTCCCATGCCTGCAGCATTGTTATGGAGGGATAGCAGAAACTTAGCTCCCCCTCGAGGAGTATCTAAGTTATTTGCAATTTCTTTTCTTCTAGACAGTCCGATTTCGGTGTCCTTGGTATTGGTGAATGCTACTTCGAACCCATTCTGTTTAAGGCGTTCTGCCAACATCTTGCCCACTTTTCTACTCCACAGGTATTCCTTGTGTCTACCATCGGGAGATTGTTTTCCTGCCACATCAGACCCATGAGCAAAGTCTATGATAGGCAATAATCTTCGTGCCATGTTATAATTTTTTAAGGTATATTAGTTTTAATCCGTTTAGATACATACCAACTGATTGGTCCATATTGGATATTGTGAATTGGTCCTTTGGTATATATATCTGTTCTATTACCATATCTTTAATTGCCTCATTATCTTGAGGCTCAAAGATATTTGACAGAGATTTACCATTACAGGTGAAGTTTGATAGTAATCCACATAGTTCGGAATACTCATTATTCACCAAGCTCTCTACCTTCTTTACAGTTGACTCTTTGTTGTCTATATGATTCTCAAATCTGATCCGCAGTATCGCATACTTCAGGATGTGACCCAAGCAATTGAATTCCCTACGTATCAATATCTGAGCTTCAGTTATACCTATGGTAGAGTCAGCAGCTCCATCAAAGAATTCCTTTACCTGTTGTGATGATTCTGATACCACGGTTACCTTTTTATTTAGGTTCCAGATGGTATATACGAACATTACTACCATCACTAAAACCATTACCATGAATATACCGAATATCACTTTGAGTGCCCCATAATTAGAGGCAGCTTCAGCCAGTTCAATCGAAGATTTGGTTAGAGATTGAACTACATGGTCAAGTTTGGGGTCTTCTTGAGCAAAAGAAGATAGTAGAGCTATTAGAGGCATGTTAAGCATATACGATATAAATTACGGCAGTAGTTTGTTCAAATACTACAGAACTGTCTTTTGGTTCAAAATATTTTACGTTTACGGGTAAGTACTTATTGACAATGTTTACCAGAGTTTCTCTTACTTTATCACTATAGTCAGAGAGATGTTCTGATTGTATCAGTTCCTTTTCAGCCTCTATCTCTTCTTCGGTTGCATCGGGATTCATCAGCTTCCACTCTTCCAATAGTTGTTCTTGAATCTCATGGTCTTTCATTACCATAAAGTCCCACTGACCCTTTGGTATACCAATAGTGAGAATCATTGGGACACATTCCCAACAATCTGTCTCGGTATCATAAGTAGCTGAAGGAGTATCGAAGTGAGAGATAGTATCATAGTTTACAGAACCATCACCTATAGCTTGAGCTATTGAGGCTTTGGTACTTTCATCTACTTCAGTTAGAGTAAATGTCACTCCGTAAAAACGGCCTAATATTTCATAAAACCGTCGAGTACCTCTTATCTTGTACAAAGATATGGCGTATCTTAGAACTAACCGGTAATCAGCAGTGGGAAAACCCCTGTCCTCTTTTACCCAATTCTCTAGATTCTCCTCTGTATAAGGTTCTCCCTTAGTTAATACGCCATAAGCATAAGGAATGAACCCAAAGTATTCCCATAGATAGTTCAGGAATATAGGATTAGCTTTATCCACATCCAAACATTCCATGAAATTATCTATATCGGGCATTACCTCAGTATCGAAATAGCCAGAACATACATCTATGAACCTTTCGAATATACCCTTGCCTTCTGAATCCTGATAGGTATCATTAGCTTTGTAGTAATGGTCGAAAAGATTACTGAAGATGTAATCCCTGAAGAATGTCTTCACTGGATTAAACCACTTCATTGATTATGAGTGTTATGTTATCCGAACTGATAGTAGGGATATTATAGTTGTGTGGAATCAGGTCTACCAATCTACCGTTGCTTCCCATAGGTTGAGTAGTTAATTGATATACGGTTCCGTTTTCGTAGTTTGCGTTTTCAACCGGTAAGTTAATAGTAAGGCTGAACTTTGACTTTGTCAGAGTTACCTCAAGAGGTTTACCATACTGACCCGAGTATAGAGCATTACCAGATAAATCCCTGTTAGCATACACCTTATATAAGGCATTACCGTTTTCTATTACGGTCTGTATGTAACAATTCTCAAAGTCAGATTCCGGAGTAGAAGTTGTAAAGGATATCATCTTAAAATAGGTGATATTCAGTGCTGGCACTGATACTATCTCTTCCGTATTCTGAGAGTTAATGTTTATGGCTATCGGGTATGGTAGTAAATATAGTTCAGTTATGGTAAGGAAGTCAACCATGGGTTGATTATCCATAAGAGCGTACAAATCTGACTGTCTTACCGGTTTATTGATATCAGAGTTCTGATAGTTATAAGCGTCCAACAATGCTTTCTTTACCTGGTTGCTTATATCTATGGATTTGAAAGACTTCCTACCAGTAATTTCAGCCGAAAGGTAAATCTTGGCTGCATGTGTAGAATATACACTTACTCGAGTAGTTAACACCTTAGAAGATTCCATCCTTTGCTTTACATTGTTAATAAGCTCGGTGCTTGCTTCTGAACCACCATCTGGAGTGATATATACTTCTACATATTTTCCACAGATGTAGTTACAGTAAGCTTTATCTACTCCATCTATTAACATGGCTATGGCCTCATAATCTTCTTTGGTGATAGCTACCCCAAGAGTTTTTATACTCAATGGGATATGCTCTTTGAGAGTATCGAAGTCCTCATAGTCAGAACCTCCAGTAGCCGCTATAGTATTCGTAAGAGTAAGGCCAGAAGTTACATCAGTCATCACTTCTGGAACTTTATCAAACTGATTTGCAGGTATATTACCATTTGCACCATAGGTCAGGTAGTACTGGCCCTTAATAAGTGAACCTATAGTTGGTTTTCTACCGAACTGACCATCACCGAATACCAAGTATGGAGTGAGAGTAGTATCAAGCTCTACCTTGTACACCTTATCACCTGGACCTGAATAAGCAAAAGTATCCACCAGAGTCCAGGCCTCTCCACCAATGGTGAGTACCATAGAACCCTCTACATATTTCTTATCCGTAGGCAAGTCTCCCAAGGTTATGATGATATCATGAGAAGTATAAGTACCCAATTCTACTTCTTCCACGGCCTCTTTCTGAGCTACCGGTACTTTATAAGTATATGTACCCCTTTCAATAGTTACATTGCGAGTAGTTATCCACTGTTTACCATCCTTTGAATTGAATATAGTGTTCTGGGGTACTTGTATATCTACCGGGAAAGGACTCCCGTCTTGCATATATACTGTTAAGTCTACTGAAGATGGGATAGCTGATTTTATGTGGTAATCTACCAGCTTAGCATGCTTGTACAATGACGAGTACCTTCGGCAGGTTGGAAGGAAAGCTTCCCTTGCCATACCGTCGATGTAGTAATGTATTACCTCGGCAATACCTGCAAATATTGAGAGTGTAAGGATGAAGATATTACCTTCACTCATATCCGTTATCTCTGGAACCCTTTCATTCAGAGATTGAATCAGTTTGGCTTTTATGTCATTATATGACCTCTGAAAAGGGGTGAGCCAGGGGTTGCTAGTAGACATTTGTTGTGGAATTATTTAAGTTATACTGAAAGTTTAACTCCTCTACCCTCTGAGAGTTCTGCACCTTGAAATAAATCAGGAGTCTTATAGATTCCTTAGTGGGTTTCAGAGCAAATACCTTTAATGCCGTTATCCTTGGTTCCCAAGCTGCGATGCCATCCTTCACGAAATTTTTAATCATGAGGTTGAGAGCACTTGTATTGGGTTCTTCCAAACATTCCCAAGTTCGAGAACCAAAGTCTTCTTGTCTGAATCTTTGGCCTATTTGATAGGTTAAGATAGCTGTGAGGTTCTGCTTTATTAAAGCAACATCTCCTCGGAGTATATACCATCCTATCTTTGGTACTACTCTGCCATCTGGCAGCTGTACTGATTCTGGTTTCCCATCGCTCCCGACTGCTTGTTCAAGCTTTATAGGGAAATAGGCACCACTACCAATAGTGTTGAGTTGATTATAGTTTGCCATTAGTTAGGTTGTTTAATTGTTTCGCTTTCAATATCCTCCACCTTAGTCTCTTCTAGTTTAGAACCAGCCCAAGATGCAGCAGCAGTTTTCAAAGCAGCACCACCATCTTGAGGTTTAGGGACCCAATTCGTGAATGTCTGCTTTATTTTATTTAGGTCTTGCTCGATTTTGTTTAACCTTTCCACTAATGAATTGGATTCGGGAATACCGACTTCTCCCCCCTGCATTATAATGTTATTCGCATCGACGTTTATGTTACCGTCTAGAGACTTAACAATTATATCTTGTTGGATTATTGCAGTTAATACTCCCGATTCACTTTCATCCAGTATAATCCTATTGCCTTTGGGTGTAATAAACCCAAGTACATGGGGTTTGTCTAAGTCAGGAGGCATCTCTCCGATTGCCCAGCCATGATAAGACCAGAGGGGGTGTCTTGGGTCTCCATTTTCAAATTCTACATATACTATAGAACCTTCACGAGGAGATAACCATTTGAATCCAGAACCAGGACCTCCTTGTTGATGCTTAGGATAGGCCCATACTTCTACACCTCTTAGTATACTCGGGAGATGTACACATACCTTGTTTTGAGAGTCAGGGTCATTAGAAGTTATTACTATACCTCGATAGGTAGAATAGAATCTTCCAATGGCCTCTATACCTCTTTGTTGAATTATTTCGTATAAGGTCATTATTCTCTTGGGCTTATGTTCCTACCTACTTGAAAGTCAATTCTTGAATCTACCTCTACTTTATAATCAGCAGGGTTGTCGGGGTTCTGACGTACCACAATTTGACGACCAGCTCTTTGAGGATTCTCCTTGTCCTCTTCTGTCCAAGTTGAAGCTCGGTATCTAGCCACCTCAGCCTTAATCTTACTTGGTATTTTCCAAGCACCCGTAGTATAAGACTCTTCAGCTATGTCATGAGCTTTTTGGAATACTTCCTGAGTATTGACAGAAGTAGATATTCGATTCAGTATAGAGTTACGTGACTTCTTCTCAAAAGTAACCTCAGTGAAATATCCCCCGGTATCAAAGCTATGTTCAACCTCTTTTGCATACCAGTCACCAGAGTACTTTTTACCGACATTCTTTATCTCAATGATTTGAGAAGACTTCATATCGGGGTTACCAACGAACTTGGCTTTTGCTTTAATTTGACTATTCACCGATTCGATGATGTCATTAGACATGAAGCTTCCCATGGTTGTGAATAAAGGGTCAGCTACTACTCGTACACCTGGTACTTGTATTTCTAATTCCATTTCGGCTAATACCTTAGAACGGTCTGAACCGGGATGGTCATAAGGATAATCTCCGTAAGGTCTCTCCTGAGAAGACCCCTGGATGACCAAGCTTACATCGGTTCTCTTCTTCAAAGCATTGTAACCTTGTCTCCATCGATTTTGCCACTGAGCTGTGCTACTGTTAGGAGCATAATCTATGGGATTCAGCTTTACCAACACCTTTCTCCGAATGACAAAGTTAGATACCTCATCTGGTGGTGGTGGAAGACTTACATCAGTTTTACCTGAACGTATTGCATCTTCGAACCCCTTAAGTCCATCTTGATACTTTTTCCACTCGGCTTCTATCTGAGAATTGTAAGCTTTAACTTCATCCTCAGTTAATGAGGGATTTGAAGCTATCTTCTGTTTAGCATCAGTTACAGAGTTATATACTGGAGGCTTTTTAGAAGAATTGTTTACCTGACGACATGTAGAGGTACTTGGTATTATAGCCCTTTCGAACTTTGCCATACGAGTAACATCTCTTGGCTCCATAAGTATCTCAGGCTTATTCCTTCTAACATAAGCATCCGGCTTACATGGGTCATCGTTGGTAGGTATACATTGAACTACCTCTGTTTCCACAGTTTTAGTATCAGGGTCTATACTTGAAGCTTTACCAGCTTCTATACTTTGTACGTATTTAGTTTGAACCCTGAACTCTAACAGTTCTCCAGTTCCACCAGCATAGGTATATGCAAATACCGTTTTACCTGACTGCTTTCCATTGTGTATCTCTATCTTGTTATCACGAGTGTCTACAAAGTTAGGACCTCCTGGCATAGCCTTAACTATACCCACTAACTGAGAGTATTTGTTTAAGAATGTAGCCGAACCTGCAATTACAGTACCTTCTGCAAATGTGGCCGGTATCATCTTTAACTTATATCTATCAGGGTCCTGAGCAGGTTTAGAAAGGTTCTCTGGAGTCAATTCAAGTATTTTTACTCCTACTAACCCATCATCTATCTCCTCAGAGTTTTGTATTTTTGTATAACAAGGTAAGCAAGGCTTACTTTTCTCTTTGCTCTGTTTTGCCATCACATGGTTGATTATCGGTTATTACCAGAGCTGTACCAGCTTTCTGAGAGTAATCCGTTACAATTAAAGGCATCTTACCCAAGGCTAATTCCTTGAATACCTCCAAGTACTCGGTTTTATTACCCACAAATTTTGAAGGTTCGGCTTCCAAGAACATCTTTGCATCAGCAAATTCTATGGTAAACTTTACTCCCTCTGGTGTAAACTCTATCTGATGACTCTTTATGTTGACCAATCTTACAGGACCGGATTTGAAAGAGCTGTCACTGAATATCCATCCCCACTGTATCTTCAAGGGCATCTTGAATTGTAAAGAGGGATGGTCCACTATTCCTACAAAGTCAGTTACTATAGTAAACTTACCTTTGTCTCCTTTACCTTCTGTGTACTTGTAGTTGAAGTTCTCGACTTCCATACCGATGGGAATGCCATTGAACTCGTCCATAATAGGAGAGCCAGCTCCATCGAATATGGCAAGGTATGGAGTACCATTACCGTTTACGAGAATGGGTTTACTATCCTCCATAATTCGGTATGATTAACTCCATATCCTCATGAACATCTTCGAAAGGATTGAGAATATCATTGGCATCCGCAATTACTCCCCACATTCCAGAATCTCCATAGTATTTGAAGGCGATGTTTTGGATTGTTTCTCCTTCAAGTACCGAATGAATTATATGGTCTGAAGATATTGCAGATATATTCCTTTCCAAAGATACATCCCCGTCTGGGAACTTTATTACATAACTGTCCTCATAGGGACTTGTTCCTGGGATAGTAACCATAAGTATTTAATTTTGTGTGCCTACTCTCTCCGTATCGGAGTTTTCTAGAGAATTTACTTCCCCACCATCATAGATTACTCCAGGCGTATACTGCAACTTACTAGCAGGGATTATTTCTTCCCAAGTTCGATTGTTTTTAGTTACCCTTTTGAAGGTGAGTGTTTGGGTTGCACAATTAGGTAGTAGCTTAAGGTCAAAAGGTTGACTTACAGTACTTGCAATCCTCTGACCAGTCTCTGGGTCATTATCATACCTTTTCCTCATACGAGCTGCATTTTGAAAATGAGTTAATTCATATGGAGCTGAAGCTAGTATGAAAAGGTCGTCTTCAAATAATCCAGAATTACCCCACTGAATTCTTAGGGTAGGGGGTGATGCAGAATAACCGTCAGCTCTTGCCCAGGATTCGAGCAATCTACATTTATTCACCACATCGTCTCTGTGTTCAGCATCTACTGAATACCAAGAGATGTCGAATGTTATTGTATCTTCTCCTCCAGTGTAGAAATAAAAGGGGTTATTACGTCCCATGGATTTAACTGCAGCCCAAGTAGCATTAGGTTCTACTCGTAATCTGTCAGGCCTGTTTTGAATCACTAAACTTACAGCGGGTGATACATTCAGGTTAGCAATAACAATGTCGTTCTTTATCAGTTCAGAAGTCAACTTGTTTGCTACAGTATAATCTATGGACTTAGCCTTCAAAATCTGTTCAGGAGAAACCCCAGCTGTTTCAGCAGCTATACGATTCTGAGTCCAAGGGTCCTGAGCCTGAGCTAAAGAGAACGAACCCTTTCGGGCTACATGCAGATTCTTTGCGTCATAGGCTTTACCCATCTTATTGGGTTCTGCCTTAGCCATTGGAGAAGTAGCCCTGTTTATGAGTATCAGGGCTCTCCATACTTTATTGAGAGGAGATTGGAATATCCTCCCTTGCTCAAGGTCAACTACTTCTTGAGCTACTTTTCCTAAAGGTTTTCCTATGAGCGATGCCATGATTTATTAGTTTACTCCAGCAGCTACATTTATCTCTGAATCTCTTTCACCAAGGTACTCTTCCAGGAACTTCTTACCATCCATATTGATAGTTAAGTGAGTACCTCTATTTTCCCGATTGTTGAGCTTATCAGTATAAACTCCGAGCATCTGTACTAACCACCGTATCTCTTGGATAGTTAACATTTGGAGATTATCCTTTTGTTTATAACCCTCTCGGCTGGCTTTGATAGCAGATGCCAGGTCATTTGTAGCCCTGGTATTTTCATCTTGAGCAGACTTGTTACCTTTAATAGCACTGTATATCATGGGCCCAAATATGGATATACCAGTAATAGCTAACCCAAGTGGACCTCCGAATAACCCGAGTAATCTAGAACCAAATCCCAGTATGCCTCTACCCACAGAAGCCAAAGCTCCTCGGGATGCCGCACCTGCTGCTGCCCCTGCAGCGGTACCCATTAAACCCCGAGTCATCTGACCCGCATTAGTAGTAGTAACCATTGCAGCAGGTACTGGAGTCCATCCAGAAGCTCCTCTACCAGTTTGGGCATAGTATCTACCATTGGCTCCCATTTTTGCTGGAATATTACCATTATAGAAATAACCGGGTAATCCAGCCATACCTGCAATGATAGTCGCACTTGCTCCAATACCAGCTTTCCTTTGAGCTATGATGGCTCTCTCCATGTTTAAATAACCCTGAGCAGACATAGTGGCTTGAGACCAGCCGCCCATCATTAACCTTATCATGGTTTTGAAGGATACTTGAGAGTCACCATTCAGTAATAACCAACGTGCTCTCAGTCCCATCCAAATAGAACCTATCTTTAAACCAACTGCAGCTATAGCAGCAAATCCCGCTATCCATGGACCAAATGGAGTTGCCATTAGGTCACGAAGCTGAGATATGGCCCAACCGAGCATATCCAGAAATCCCATTATAATAGGATTCTTACCCAGGGCTTCACTGAAAGTAGTCATAAGGTTCTCGGCAGCAGATTGGATAATATCAATTTTACCTGCAAGGGTTTCCATTCGTTTCCCTACTACCTCTTCAGCAAATCCCGCAGAATTGTTTTGTATCTTATTTAACAGGTCAAAGTAACCTTCAGTATCACGCATGATTGCAACTGCAGCACGCATACCACGTACACCGAAGATACTCTTGAATACAGCATTCTGGTCTATAGTAGACAATCCTTGAGTAGCTTCTTCTATTTTACCTAAGATTATGGCAAAATCTTGAAGGTCTCCATTGGCATCTACAAAATCCTGTTTACTCAGTCCTAATCTAGCTAAAGCCTTAGCTCCCTTAAAGTTAGGATTGGTTAATGACTGAGTCAGGTAGTCTGCCATATTTCTTATAGAAGTACCTGCCATAGAACCCTGAATACCTGCATTACCCAGAGTACCTATCATGGCAGCTACTTGTGGTAACTGCTGTCTCAGAGTTACCATGGATGCAGCTGAGTATTTTATAGATTCAGCTAAGTCTGCCATGGATACATTTGATGACATAGCCGCCTTAGTAAGCTGGTCTCCAACTACATTAGCTGCATTTTGACCCTCTAATTTGAAGGTCCTCATGATATTGGTCAGTAAGTCAGCTGTGCCTCCTTTACCTCCCAACTCCATGCCCGTGGCATTAGCCATCATGGCTGCACCAGATATCATTTGCTGAATCTGGTTTGCATCATTACCTGCCATTGCCAAGTATTTCATACCTGAAGCTATATCCCTTGACATGAACATGGTCCTTAAACCTAATGTCTGGGCAGTTTCGGATAACCCAGACATTTGATTTTCGGTAGCTCCAGATATAGCTCCCACTGAAGTCATCATGTCTATGAAATCAGCTCCGGTTTCTATAGTAGTGGTTAATGTTGATACTATCGAACTGGCCACACCACTGGCTATATTAGCGTACGACTGAACTGCGGTTAAGTTAGCCTGTACAGCATTCTTAGCATCCCTATGTAAACCTCGGATGACTGAGCTAGCTTCTCTTGCCTGGTTTGAAAACCTATCTTGAAGGACAAGGGCCACACCTATCTCTAGTTGTCCTGCAGAAGGACTACCACTTGTAAAAGCCATATAGTTTCAGATTTATCGAACAAAAGAGAGCTGCCCTACTTTCCTTTGGGCAGCTCTTTCTCAAGGGCATTGTAATATGCTTCGGCGGCTTCTATAAATTTCTTCCTTCGCCGCCAGGGGAGCTTTGCTAGAGTGTTAAAGTCAATACTAATATTAGCTTTAACAATGTATAGATATACATCTTCTAGTTCTCCCGTGGGTAGAAAAAATTATCTACCGCCATCACTGGTACCATAATCTTCTGTCCCGTTTCGGGGTCTTCGATTTGAGTAGTACCGTGGAATAGGGGGTCAAACCCTTTGATAGCAGACCTTATGTCCATCATATCTTTTGGGCTGAACATCCGGAAGTTCTTCACGGGTTCATAGTTGTCACCAACCCTCAGTTTGAGATTACGAGCGACTAACTCCTGATTTTTGGTACGTTCACTTGCGGGGAGATTTAAGACGTAGGCTTCCCCGCGGGCATTGAGGAGGTCGAAGCACATATCTTTCCCACTTTTAGTAGTGAACTGTATTTCCGAGGTTTGTTTAGGTACTGGGTAGAATGGGATAGCGTTAGGTTTTGCTTCCATCTCTTCCATAGTTGGAACTACACCGTAGTCGAAAAGGAACTCTTCCTGAAGGTTTATTTCATAGTCTACTTCACGAACTTGACCATCGGCTGGACCATCCCAAGCATACCTGAAGTCAAGTATTTCCCCAAGAGAAAACACCCTGGAATTTACCATGATTGCATACCTGTCGAGTGAGGGCATTTTCTGCACATCTTCGGGGGTAAGCAATCGAGTTGCTGTTATATCAGTATCAGTTACAATGCCTGCAATGAACTTTGATATGTTCATGAAGGTTTTGGCATCTACCGGATTAGAAAGGATATCATCATCCTCTCCATTCTGTTCCCTTATAGTTACCTCGTAACCACTGGGGAGTTTGAAGGTAAGTTTCTTACCATAAAGTGTTTTGTCTTCCATGTTGTTGAGTTGTTAAGTGTATTCTTCTGAATATAGTCTTGGATACGAAAAAGGGAGAGTTCATTGCTGAGCTCTCCCTTGGTGATTCACTATTACAGCTTCTCGCAGGTGTCTACTGAGAACTCCAAATCCTCCAGAGTGTTGTCCGAACTCATTCGGTCTAAGTCCTGTCCGTTTACCTTGCAAGGCCATACTCCGGTACAAGTCCAGGAATTAAGGATAGATACTCCATCCTCGGCCAGCTCATTGATAAGTACGGTTTCCTTGTACTGACTTGGGGTTAAACCTCCCCCGAGCAGCATATCCTGTACTGACATCAGCCAATCCCATAACCAGGTATCTGAACCAGAAGTTGTCTCCAGCTTAGATGCAGTTAAGTTACCAACTGATACCCTGCCACCGGTCTTTACGTCGTAGTTTACATCCCCGTGTGCAACCTGTTCGATACTTATCTCAGGTACAGTTACCTTCTGAAAGAGGAAGGGGTTGATGGGGTGCTTGACAAATATTATTTGCCATAAGAACTTCTTCCTCGGGTTTTTTACTTTAGCTCCTGCCATAGTATTTATCGTATTTATTTGTTAGTTATTCTGGGCAGAGATGGATACTTCACCGGTGCTCTTGTTTACAGCAATGTCGATGATAACATCCATTTCGATATCCTGCATTGGAACAACCTCCTTATACTTCAGCTGAGCCCGATATTTACCCTGGCGAACGTCGGCCTCATTGTTTATCTGAAGCTCTTCGTAACTCTGGGCATCCTGGTCACCTATCCACTCATAGGAAGTGATGGCATTGCGGGTCTGCAGGTCATCCAGAATTTCTTTTGCTTCGTGATAAATGAGTTTCCACGTATCGAAGGTATTGGGCTCTTCGATGTAGCTCTCTAAAATCGGCCGGAGGTTTTTCTTCAGATAGAGATTGAGACGAACTATGGAGATGAATTTCTCCGAATCGTCTACTGGGTTCGAAGTGAAACCATGCCAGAGCATAGTGCGCTGACCCTGGGTCCTGGTGTTCTTTATTACGAACAGGTTCATGTACCACTGAGCGAACTCGTTAAGAGTATCCACTTCAGCAGGTCCTCCCAAGTTCTTCATCACCGGACCGAGTGCCGATACGATTACACCCCGGTTCATACCGGAGAACGAATACCAGGGACCGTAGGTAGAAGCGCAGATGGCATCGAGTCCCACTACCGAACCCAGCACATCGCATTTCTGGAGAGAGCCATTCTCGTTGTAATACTTGATACCACCTCCGAAATATGCCACTTCTTTCTTGGCACCAATGGTCTGTACCAGAGTCTTCAGTGCCGAAAGGGTCTCTTCGGGAGTTGCTGGGGTACGAGTGTCAGGAGCATACTTAGGCACTTCCACATACAACATCTGTTCGAAGATGTTGTGTACATCGGCAGCTACAGAGGTATATACCTTGGTATAATCCGTAGGCAGATGCTGATGTATGTGAGAAAGGATTACCGAATATGCCTCGTAGTAGGCCTTGCTTGCCTGATATGCCGAGAGCCATTCGTCTGCCGTAGGAGTAGCCCCTGCATTACCCTCAGTACACTGCATGTATACGTTGGTATCGGAAATTTCCTCGGCATCCACGGTACCTTCCGTTATCTTACCCACAGTAATCATCGAGTTCCAGTTGGAGAACTGACGAAGAATGGATATGATATCTTCCATGGTCTGAATACCGGTTGCCAGATTTGCCATGGTACCCTGACCATCGCCTGCCTTACCCTGGATTGCCTCAAAAGTGATGTTGGGAGCATTATCCAGGAAGTTCTGCAGAGTATTCACATTTATAGAGGGATTGGTTACTCCCTCGGAAGTGTTTGCAGATACTGCCGAGAAGAACAGCATTTCGTTGAGCATGCTGTCGTACGTCGGAATATTGGTAATATCATCCCGGCCACCATACTGAATGATGCTTGCACGGAGTGTTGGTTCCGTGGATACATTCAGCTTCAGGTAAAAAGGACGATTGAGATTAACTCCCGTATCATCCAATACCGGAGAACCAGCCTCTCGAGTACGTATGGCCATGTGCATAGAGAGACTGTTCTCAGCCCCACTCGGGTCGGAAATAGTAATGGAAATAACCGAAGAACCGTCTGGTACCGATACCGAGGGAACTGCCCGAGAAGAAGCCGATGTTACCGACATAGGCTTTGCCCAACCATAAGTAGCCCCAACTCCAGCTACTCGTGATACCCGGACTTTTGCACCCATTTCCAGGGCTTTCATGATGTTTGATACCGAACCATCCGGAACTATTTCCGAACCGAAGATGCGAGTGAACTGTGAGGGAGTTGCAATCAAGTCCTTCGGGTCTTCGAATGGACCCTTAGTAGTACGGGCTACTACATTGATTACACCCAACAGAGGTACACTTGATTGTACATTCAGGTTCTTAAAATTGAACCTTACTCTTGGAGTCTGTGGCATATAATTATTGATTAAGGTTATGATAGTAAAAAAGAATCCACCTCCACGTACCCTCAAGTAAGAACCAGGGTCGATTGGAGGTATAGGTGGGTCAGGCTCCTTGGGGAACCTTCAGAGTGTAATCGGCATTTTCTAGAAGCACGGAAATATCTCTTATTGGAGTAATTACCTCTGGAGGAGTGTTACCATCTAAGAGGCAATCCTGTACTTCAAATTGGTATACCTTTTCCATCAACCCATTATCCAAATCCGGCATGTTATAAAAATTAACTATCCGGAGGAATATATTTCCTGTGAATAGAAATTTGGGTTCTTCGTATGGTTTTAGGTAGCCTCTTTGAGGAACTGACCAGAACATAATCTGATGCAACAGTCTCATGTGTTCTGCAGAATGAGCACACAGTCTTATGTTCATGTATTGTGATAGGGTTTCATAAGGTACTTCAGTTGCAGTGTAACCTATGCCCTCTTCTTTCTCTATTATCTGTCTCGGTAGTCCAATATCTCCAGGATAGAATCCTTCGGAATCAACCACGATACGGGGGGTTTCTTTTATACCTTTTGAGTGATTGTTACCCACTCCGAATATACTGACGTAGAAACCCTTTTCGTCAGTGATCTTTTTCAGGTCTTCTTTAAACCGTTCAGCATTTGCTGCACTGGTTGGAAGATAGTCTTCTGGATTTATAGTGTAGCCCAACTTGATAGCCATATTTAATATAGCCACGTATATGGACCTCTCTATAATTTCCTGAGAATTTACCATTTTACTTGATTGGGTCTTACACCATACTTTTGAAGTTCTTTACGTATCTCCGTTAGGATAAGTTGCTTGAGCTTATTCTTACCACCAGCGGCTTTAAGAGATGGTGCCCATACGGGCCGGGGTGGAATCCTACCATCGCTGGAACCGAATTCCAACATCATGGCTAGTTGGTTTAGTGTTAGCTTCTTCTGAGAAGAGCGTCTGGTTCCGATTGGTAATCCTATTAGAACCCTCGATTTATACCTATATAACCCAACTGACCTCGAATAGAGACCAGTCAGGTTATAAATAGGATGTTGTCCCCACCTTTCAATGGTAGCTGGAGATAATGGTTGCCAAGTTACTCCACCACCCATCGGCGGTATACCCAAAGTTAATGACTTCTTTACGATTGCAAGGAGGTTACGTGAGAATTGACTCACAGCTTTATCATATCCCCTCTGCATACTTGGCCCAAGGTTACTGACTAAAGATTCTACCTTTTGCCATTCACCGTTTAGCTTTACCTGAAGTACAAGGTCAGATACTTTGGGAAGTGTGATATTTACCTTCCTTGCCATTTGTTAGAAGTATTTATTGTAAAAAGCCTTCAGTTCATCGTAAACAGTCCTGATAATACCATCTTTGTGATAGTGGTACTCGCCAGCATAACCTTCTATTCCTCCAAGTTTATTTGCCCACTTCTCTGTCCAAAAATCGTAGTAGTTATTAGTACGTTTGTGTAGCATACAATGTAATCCACTACATAAGCCCACGATTGGTAAGTATAATGGACCAAGAATTCGAGATTGAATACAATGACCAAACTCGTGGTCATATACTGGTTCTCTTAATCCTGACTTCTCTGATAGGAAGATATAGTTTCCTAAACTTACTCCTCCATTCATTGTTGGAGCCACATAGAAAGCAGTACTCCTTTGTTTTAGGATTCTTTTCTCACCCCGTAGGATTATTTTATAACCGAGTCCGGCAAGGTTTTGAGGTAATTGCCAAATATACAAAATGATATGCCCAAGAATATGCAGGAACTTACCAAACTTAGTTTTATGTTGGTGTTCTTTTAAGATACTGGACATTGCCTATTCTTTCTTAAGAGATGCCTTTACTTTGAGATAGTGAACAAAATAACCGGCAATGAAATACACTATCGGGTATAAGATGAGCAAGAAAGCTACCAACCCATTGTCCAACCATCTCCAAATGCAGGAGAAGATAATTACTGAAGCTATGGCCAAGGAAATGTATAGCCATCCAAGTTTTGTAATGTTCATGGTTTATAGTTTTAGTTGTATGGAGCCACATTTATAAAGAAATGTTTTACACTTCCCACTACTTGGCAGAGTATGGTGTACACCTTATAACCGGAGGTAGGTGCTACATCGGCTGCATTCTGGTGCATGTGTATCACACTTGTACTATTTTGTTTTTTGAATGTAGGAGTTATATTATATGCACATATAAATGAAGCTGTTGGGTCTAGGCTATTGAAAGTATGTTCTAGTAGGGTCAGTGTGGGATTACTTGAACCAGTATACCAAAGGGAATCTTTACCTCTTAGATTCATAGCTACATTTGTACCAGATACATAATTTATCAAAGGGGTTGGACCTATATATACCGCACTACCCTCGTTTATAATGTAGCCAATGATTTGGTCTTCTGTAGCTTGGTCACCTAAATCGCTAAAACTAGCCTCGAATAGGAAATATATCTCATGAGTTTCTATCATGAGATAGAATGCAGTAAATAAGTCATTCTGAGTATCACCGTCCCACCGTATCATACCTATTCCAGAAGAATCTCCAAAGGTTTTAACAGTATTATTACCTGTCATCCATTGTAACTTCCTTAGAGCATCTACTAGAGTATCACCGTTTTGGATATAAGGGTCTTGGACATCACCATACTTGGTTATATCTGACCAACCCGATATCTTTAAGTCTGATAGGCTTCCACTGCCGCTTACCTCTTTCCAACCAGAACCGGCACTTACATTACCAGATATATACACTTTATATCCACGGAATAAGGTTTTCTTGCCTTGTACCCATAGTAAATATTCTACTCGTCCTAAAGTAGGCATTAAACCATTGGCTATGGCTATACCGTAATAATTACCAGAAGTTATACCTGTATTAGATGGTCCATTTACTACAGTAGCAGCATTAGCCACAAAGAACTTTACCTTAGTATTTTCAGTACCGTCAGAAAAAGGGGTAGAATCATTAAAATCAGTTATTACTAAATTATTAGGGTCAGCCTTACCTTTGAAAAGGTTGGCTATATTCTGCAGTGTAGTCCTCTGACTAGCCGATATCTGAATTTTCTCTTCACCTGTTGGAGTTACATCAGTAAACTGAGAACTACCTATCTCATGAAATTCTGCCATGATATCTTAATGTTTTACTGTTTTACTTTTATTTTGCATTCTGTTGCCTATACCCAGCTTTAACATCGTCATAAAGAGATACGATATTAGAGAATGTAGCTACAATTAGACTATCAGTCATCTGAACTACTGTAAGATAGGCTTCAGCCTGTTGAGCAGTTGCTACTCTCGTTGTTGTAGTCCTAAATACCAAAGTCTTCCTTCTCTCTACTCCAGTAAGGTTTGTGTCTGAAGTTATCAGGGATTCAGAACTTCCTTCTATTCCGGTATAATCAATATAAAAATTATCTCCGGAGCCGTCATCCCATGGTATACTAACTTTTGCCATACTCTGATTATTAAATTAGGGATATAGAGGGGATATCCCACCCCTCTATACCAAAATCCCTTGGTCCTATGCCTTGGGAGTAACCGTAAAGGTAGTGTTGGTGTCCACCGTAACCTGTACTGCCGAACCATCCTGAGGAACATCGACTGAAGTCGGTGCAACTTCGATGAATGGGTCACCTGCAGTCTGATGGAGAGTAGCAGTTGCTTTCTGACCACCATTAGCTGTAGCAATAATCTGTTGCGTACGAGCTTCTATGGTTTCATTAGCTGCTGCAGTCAGAATTAAGCTAAATACGTACTTGGCTTTTGCACCTGGGTCGCCAGCGATTGCAACACCGCTTGTAGCTGCGGCCCCGTGGGCAATGAACTTGATTGCTGCAATATCGGCATCGATGATATCTCCAGCTCCTTTCGAGAAGGTAATATTCTGAGAGTTGGACTTACCGGTTAAGGAAATAGTACCGCCTCCTTTATCTACTGCTGGGCTAGAGTTATCGAACTCGATGAACTCGGCTGCTGGGAGATGATTAGCAATGAATTGCTTCTTCTCAGCTACTCCTGTACCCTCTACTTCAAAGGTAGCAACCTGTGCTAAACGATTCCCTCGGTTAACTACTTCGGCTTTTACCTGAAGAGTAGTATCACCAGAACCAGATGATGGATTAACTACTATACCGTTCTGTTTTACTTCGGCCATTTTTTTTTTTTATTTGGGTTTAACTTTGAATGTCGTATTAGTCTTTACGGTAGTTTCATCCTCATAGTTATTCATTTCGCTTAACTCAAGGATGTACTTAGTTAACTCTACGTACCTATCGATGTTCTCCATGTAGGAGAGTATCTTTTTAGTTTCTTCTGGAGTTTCTCTCTTCAGTACTACAAAAAAGAGCAAAGCTTCATCATGTGCCTGAGCAACCTGAGTATCACCAGTTGGTGAATAGACCTTTCCATTGATTACGAACTTATCCTGTACCCAGTCAAAGTTCCAATAACCTTCTTTGGTTAGATGTCCATTCTCTTCAAGTGACCTTTTAGTTACATATAATACAATATTTATACCGTCCAGTTCACCTGAAACAGTCTCTTTTAATGAAGGCCAAGTTCTTATGAAGTTGTACTGAATCAATCCGTCCAGAAAGTACGGTTCGTAGTTATTACCAGTATCTTCACCGTAAGACAGAATCTGGTCAAATCTCTTTAACCAGATTAGAGGTTGTTTACCTGCATCCACTTCAACAAAGTCATTTACAATGGCCTTGTATCGGTCCCATACTCCTTTTGTAATCCTTTTCCTCCGTGCCATACCCTATCTCTTTACAGGGAAGCCTGGGTCTGGGCCATCTAATGGTCCTGGCCTCCGGTGGTTGACTACTTTTGGAACTACTACCTTCTTCACTGTTCGGCAAATGGGTAGATAGATGGAAAGTCTTTCAGCAAGCATACACAGATTTTGTTTAAGTATATCAATAACTCCACCTGGTTGCATTGCTTTTATGACATTTGATGAGGTTTTAGATTCAGAGTCAGTATCGTTGAAGAATTCTACCTCAGTTGGACCTGTTTGTATTCGCTTAACCTCACCTGAACCCCGGCTTGACTCTGAAGACTCGGATTCAGATGTAGAGGATGAGTTACTCTCTTTAACTGATTCTGCAGTGGCACCAACCATCAATGAAATCTGCACTACCATATAATCATAGGCTGCCAATTCCATAATTAGCTGGTTTTCTAGAGCTTCGTAATACAACTCATTATTAAATTCCTCTATAGGTACTTCATGATTTACTAGCGGCTGAATATATAGCTGCCATTTTTCAATAAACTGTTGCTTCTCTTTAAGCGTAAGTTTACCGAAGATATCCTCAGGGATATAAGTGTCTATCAGCTCGTAGATACTGCCAGGCAACTGGGTCTTTACCTCTTCACTAACCCCAATAACCTGAGTCTTGGATAATGCAACTCCTCCGACGTTGTTAGTTATGGTCATCTTGACCACGTAGTCACCAGAAGCTTCATAAAGATGGGAAGCAGTTACCACACCAACGTGTGATTCTGTCTTCCCATCACCAAATACCCATGTTACTGTAAAGTCGTGGGGTAGTTCATCAGCGAATCCCCTAAACCTTGTATTGAGTCCAACTACGGTAGATAAAAAATCTACCTCTTTCATAGTTTACTCGTCGTCTTCGTCCTTCAGCTCATCGAGGATAGCATTTACCAAGTCAAGCTTGGTATCACCTTCCTCCGGCTCAATCTCCAAGGAGATAGCCAAAGCCTTCAACTCCTCGGTGTTGAACTGTTCTTTGATTTTCTCAGGAGCTTCCTCAGCTTCCACGAGTTCATCGAACTTCTTCCGAACTGCTTCCAGGTCAACCTCTTTCTTTGGAGCAGGTGAGCTTTCTTTCGAGCTGGGTGCCTTGAATTCCTCGGCCTTTGTCTCGATGAGATATCCGTTTGCCAGGGCTGCTTTGATAACCCGCAGATTAAACTGCTTGTCGGTTAATTCCACAACATCTTTGCGGAGAACCTTAATCTTTGAGGCCTGGTCATAGAAGATACTTGCCTTAGGACTCAGTTTTACATATCGTTTACTTGCCATAGTTAAATTAGTTAAGGGGCGGTATTAAGCCGCCCCGGTTTGAATTGTTGAGTGTTACTCGATGATACCGGTCAGGTACTTGTCGACATCCATGTAGTCGGGGAATCCGTTGGTAGAGAATTCCTTCGTCGCATCGATGAGGATAGAAGCATCCTGATACATCTTCGAGAAGCCCGTCGTCAGCGAAGCATAGATAGCCTCGGTCTGATTCGAAACGATACGTTCCGACTCCAGCATCAGCTGTTTTGCAGTCAGCTTTATCATAGCTGCTGCCGGGTCTACGAGCATTACCTCGTCTGCCGGAGTACCGCCGTGAATGTAGAAGTCTGCCGAGTTAGGAACCGGAGTCTTCAGGTTCAGACGGGCATCGGTAGTACCCGACGAACGCAGTTTGAACTCAGGGAGGTCGAGGAGGTCTAGGGCCTGTTCCTCGCCGCCGATGATGGTACGGAACTGACGACCCAAGCGAGATGCCCGAATCCATACCCGGAGAAGGTCACGATACTGGATGCCCTTTGTGGTATCTCCTACACCGATGACCGGAGCCGATTCCGAACCGTCCAGCTTGTTGCCCTTTACGAGGACATCCATGGCCAGAGCATCCATTGCATAACCCAGCTGAACACCGAAGTCACGAAGGAATATTGCCATTACGTCCATCGATACGTAGCTTCGTACCTCGTCGGTAACCTTGAAACCCTTGCCGATTTTGAAAAGGTTGACCGACTTCTGGCCGAAAGATACGGTACCCAGAGGAATGGTCTCAGCCTCGTTCACCCGTGCAGGGTTAGCGTCTGACATGTTGACGAGCGGCATGATTGCCGTCAGCCCATTGATAGGCTGGTCGGATGCGATGATGTTGGGATAGAATGGTGCTTCTCGCATTCCCAGATAGATTGCCTCACGGACAATCTCCGGAACGAGCCAACGAAGTTCGGGATTCGGCATGGAGTAGATATTCTCCATCGTGTCGACTTTGGGATTGAACCCGACGGCTTTGAAATAATCCTCCTGGGTAATGCCATATTTCTCCTGGAGCATATCCCCCAGATGAATGTCTACCGGGAGACTCTTGTTGCTTCCCTGTCGGAAGCCATCCATGTTCTTTACGATTTCGGGAAGCTCCTTTAAGTACTGGTCCCGAGTGAAAGTTTTTTCTGCCATGTTATAAATGTGTTTTTCTTGTTATTTTGCAAGGATTCGTACCAGTTCACCTGCCTCTGCCGTGTTTATAGCCAGGAAGGGAGTCTCGGCATTAGCCGCCGACGACTTGTAGTTGGGATATATACCGCTGTCATCCAACGTACCGTCAGTCTGTACATAACCAGTAGTAGCTATAGCCTCTTTTGCTATACCGTGAATAACAGTATAGCCCTGTACCATAACTGTTACCTCTACTCCCGCTGCCGAGGGTGGATATGCTGGGTACTGACTGTAACCGATAGCGATACCGATGTAGATTTCTCCCTCTGCTCCGGTATACGGAGAAATGGTACCGTCATTATTCAGTTTTACTGGCTGGCCCTGAACGATGATATCATCTTTCTTTACCGGGAATGCCTGATGAAGCTTGTGCGATTCACTTTTGTAAATCACAGCCTGCGGGGTTCGGGAACCCACTTTGTGTAAGTCTGCCATAATTTAATTTGAAATTTGAGTTACTTTCTCTGTTATTTCTTTTCTCCTCGGAGTTTCCGGTCGGCCAGAGCTTGGGCAACTGCCTGAGTGGATTTGTCTCCGTTCTTCGTTTCATCTTCTCCCTCCGGATTGATAGAAGATGCCCGGCCCACGTCCTGAGAACCGCAATGGTTGCAGTGCATCGGGAATTTGTCCTCCAGCTGTGCATCGTAGGTCTTACGCAGAGCACTGAGGGTCTCCATGGTAGTTCCTTCGTTCTCCAGGAGTGCCAGGATATTCTGGTCTACGTTCTCCTCGCCGGAAACTTTCTTGTAGGCAGCCACCGTCTCCTCACGGAAGGATTTGATATGACCGTCCCAGTTTTTCTTTGCTTCCTTGTAAGACTCTACGTCCTTCTCGAGATTTGCTTTCTCTTCCTTGAGAGTCTGAATCTCAGTGTCTTTGGAAGCCACGGCCTCAGTGAGGCTCTGATTCTGCTGTACCAGGTTTTTAATCTGGGTGAGAGCCAGCTCTGCCGAAACTTCCTGACCTTCAGAAAAGGTCAAAAGATTTTCACCAAATAGGCTCGCCAGCACTTGCTGCAATTCTTTGTCCATGTTTGTTTTATTTGTTTGGTTATTGTGGTTACCCTTTCCGGCACCCTTTTCATTATTAGATTGGGTGGTATTGTACTTTATCTCTTTTTCAGAAAGAATCTTGAAGTCGAACATAGAGACCCTCTTTGCTGGGTCATTGGCCTCGGCAGCTTTTTCTTCGGAGAAGGAGTAGTACTGACTTCCCGCATAAGCAGGGCTGTTTAATTTGCCACTCTTAATAAGCTGAGCAAAGGGGTCTGCTCCATGCCATACTAAAGATGTCTCTTTGTAGGAAATGATTTTGGTAACAACCCTGCGAATCAATTCACCACTTTCAGTATACGTACCAAGTTTGGAATAGAACTCCCAGATATCCTCAAAGGAATGAGAAGGTTCCCATGCAAACTCTACGGTTACTGAATTGGAATGTATTGAAGGAGGGTCCATCTGAATACCACGAGCTATACGAGGATTGGAAAGCCCATCTATCTTCATGATACCATTGATACCAGCTGGGATAACTACCCCGGTCTTTTCATCTTGGTAAGCTTCCTGCCACTCTACAGACTTAACTGCTCCAATGGCATTAGCTACATCGGTTTCATGGTCGAGATTAACAGACTGGCCTACGAGGAGAGGCATAGATTCCTTCAGCACTGCTTCTGGAAACTCAGTGGGATTGTACTTCTTTGCCACTATTGCGGCAGAAAGCATTCGGAACATTGGCTCTATAAAGTCACTGTCCTTTGGCTTTAACATTTCTGAAGTTACTTCTGGCATGAACTGGTTGACATTCAAAGTGCCACCCCACATACCGAACCTTTCCAGTGACTTCTTAGGGTCTTCACTGAAGTTGACAGTACCCTTGTAGAAGTTTTCGGAGAGAGAGTGAGCATCAATAACTACTTCTGGTACATTAGATACCATCAAGCTATGAGCCGCACTTAACACCATTACATCGGTGTTCTGATGAACATTTGTCATAATTTATCTTGGTTTACTGTCTTGGTCTTTTCTTTTGGGATTAGGGTTTGTTTTATCCCTGGTCCTACGGTCTGACTTGTCTTTGTCATCTTCCCGTTTCTTTTTCTTCTTACCAGTATCTGAATCTCCCGTACCATCTGAATCATCCGAATCCACAGGAGTTCTTGGTTCGGGTTGGTCCGGAGTTTCATAACCCATATCACGAGCAAACTGGTCCTGACTGATGATACCCTGATTATACAGGGTTACATTTACACGAGCCCGATATTCACGGGCCTGCTGTAACTTAATATCATCAGAAACAGTTGAAGTCCCGAACTTGATAGTTATTCCCTTATTATTGAACCCCGCCAGGCGCAATTCTAGAGAATAAAAAAACTCCAGTACAAAGATTACCAGGGTTTGGATATTCTTTAACTGGGATATCATCTTAGACAGCTGTATACCAGCTCCACCCTCGGTACCACTCTGTGATGCAGATACTCCAATGATAGAACCATTTACTCCGAGGCCGTTTGCTACGGATTGTTGATTCATATTCCAGGGAAGGTTTATATTCTGCATAGAAGCCGAAGTTGACCTCAGTTCGAATTCATGGTCATCTATGTAACCAACCACTACTCCATCTGACATACCACCAACGATATTGGTCTTCATCTTCCTGAGAGTACTTTCCAAACGAGCAGCATAGGCTTTTTCACTTTCTCCAGCAGTACGAGGAGGTTTAGCCATCTTAGCTTCAAGGAAACCAACCATACCCATTACTTCCATGATATGTTTGAAATTCTTTCGCATGGTATGCTGACCAGCGATAGAATCCAAAGCCGACATAAATGGAGGTACCCCGTAGGGTTCATCGGTATCATTGTACATACCAACATAACAATAGGTCTCGGTATTCAATCGTATGAATGAATCCTTGAGACCATCTACCAAATGAGGATTCCTTTGGTATGGGTGATATACTCCATTGTTCTCTCTCTTAAACCTTATAGTTTCTGGTTTAATGAAGAGTATAGTTTCCAATCCTGTTAACTTCTTGTTTGGTACTCCTTCCACCGATATAGCACCACTAACAAGAAGCTGAACTATGAACTTGTTTACCAACCCATCTATTCCGGCTGTATACTTCGACCACCTCTTGGATACATTCCTTAAATGTTCCCTCATCTTGGTGGACTCCTCGGGAGTGTTGTTTGGGAAGTCGATAGTATGACCTGTATTCGACAACTTAAACATGTCCTGCAATGCAATGCTGACGTCCGGGTTTATCTTGTACAAGTCCCGAATAATAGGTATTAGTTCTGTTCTGAACGTTGGGGTAACTAAGTTCGTCATACCATTGAGAGTGGTAATGAGTTCAGAGTTCCCCACACCATCATCTGGTTGAGAAACTCTGCCCGGACTTATTGAACCCTTTCCCTCATCTTTGTTCTGAGATTCCACAGGCTTAGACCTGGTGAACCAACTGATAGGATTAAGTTTCATGTTATATTGAATGGTTTATGCTTACTGAGGAATTACTACAGTACCAGATGGACTGTGAGACCTGATATGATTTGTGATGGCTTTACCGAATATAGCATCATCGGAATAGGTTTCACCTTCCAAATCTAGGTCCATAGATGAGTTATTCATTCTATGCTTACCACGAGCAATTGGTCTTCCAGCCCCGTCATAGATGAAAGTATATGCTTCTTGTACAAAGAACGGGTCTTTTACAATTACATTCTCTTCCCGGATATCCTTCTCTAAGTTCTCGATGATTACAGAACGGTTCTTGGTTGTAGTTAACCATCCAGGGAATTTATCTTCCTCGGGTCTGTTCTTCCTCTTCTTACGTAAGAGCTTAGTATAGAAGTATAAATTAGGATATCCCTCATCCTGAAGTATGGTAGTTACCGTCATACCAACGTCGTTAGTCTCTGGGGCTAACTTAGCAAAGTTATACTTCTCTCCAATATCTCCAAGGAGTCGGGCATACTTGTTCAGGGGTATTCTCCCCTTATATACTGCAGCCTCTTCTCCTTCTTTATCCATACAGGTGAAAGCAGAGTAGTCAGTACCTCTACCAGTAGCACAGTCACCACCAATAAAGTATTCTTTGTTCGGGTCTGGTTCGTTGAACTCTTTATACTGACCTTTGAGACGAGTATTGATAACAGGGTAGTCGAATAAGCATTCCTCTATAGCTTTAATATCAGCTAAGTCAAATACTGTATTACCTGATGATAGAAAGTCACCATCTATCTCCTGAGCAGTTCTCTTGGGACCAAGAGCAGCAGACATTTCTTCATACCATTTCTCATCTCGGTCAGGGTGCATCTGCCAATACAATCGGATTGGGTTGAATGGGTTGCCTCCAGATATGGCATCTACCCAAGTACCATGGAAGAAGTTCCCTACACCATAAGGGGTGTTATGAGACACGTAGTCTTCGTTGATGAGGTAAGATTCATCGTTTTCAACGCAAATATCATAAATGGTATCGTAATACTTTCTAACTACTTTCAGCTTAGAAAGATAGATACTTGTACCACGTTTACCAGATACAATACGTTGAATATAAGACTTATTCAGTTTAACCTCAAACTTATTCTCAATCTCCTGAGATATCTTCTCCAACACTCCATAATAGTAACCAAGCTCTTGATAACGATACCTTATGTAAGCTACTACTCTTAAGTCATAGTTGAATCCACCTTTTAGTTTAGACCCAAGCTTCATTCCATAAGAATATTTTGCAGCTTTTTGACTGTTCTCAGCTACTGTAACTATCTGGAGATTGGTTACATAGTTATCCGATGGATTATTGTTTATGTGGTCAACTACATATCCTTCTGGAATTTCTCCTAAGAATACTTTAGCCACCAGATTGTGGACACATATCTTTTTCTTTTGACCCTTATTCCACAACCTTATATTTAGGTATCTCTCCCTATTATTACAAGGTCTTGGTAACTTCTCTACCCTCGTCCCATTCTTTACAATGAAGATTCTTCCCCAGTTGGAGACTTCATAGTTTGGATAACCAGGTATGGGTTTGCATATCTCTTTCTTGGGTTTTACGGTTACTGGATTCTGCTCCAGACCGCTTATACCAGTATGATAGAAGATAGCAGGTATATCTCGTTTGATTATCTCTGAAACAGGTAACCAACCTTCAAGAGTATACAACTTATGTTTTGGAGTACATTTAATAACCCTACCTTGTTCATTGTGAACTTCCCAAGTTTTCAGTACACCCTTATTTACAGAACCAAGTACTCTCTGCCACTTTCCGGTATGTGATAATACTCTCAACCCGAGATGAGATATATCCATCTTACCAAAGGTCTTAGGACATATAGAATCAACTCTGAAAGGTCCATCTTTACCTATTATCTGAGTGTCACCCGTGATACATGAGTTTACTATAGCAGCACCACCAGTTGATAGAGTAGGGAAGGCTGATGCCCAGATAGTTGAAGCCCATCTTACAATTGCTGCTTCATCAATCACTAACAACGACAAAGATTCAGAACGACCCGCTTGGTCTGAAGTTGGAATAGATTCTATTACAGAACCATTTGCAAACTCTATAGTTGATACAGAACCAAATTCCCCAGCACGACCATTTATAATGGGCTCTTGTAGATACGAGGGGAGATTCTTGTACATGAACTTAATCTTCTTTAGTACCTTCTTTGCTACGGTGTCCTTGATTGAGATAATGTTTATCTTCTTGTTAGGATGATACATTGCTAACCAAAGACAGTAGAGAGAGATTAGCTCAGTAATACCAGCCTGACGAAACTTTAGGATGATATTGAACCTGTTGAGCATAAATTGGTATAGCACTGCCTTTTGAAAAGGATAGAGCAAGAACTTTACCATGCCCAACACGGGGTTTATCACGTAGCAGAAAGTAGAAAAGAAGAACGGGTCTTTCATCACTCGAACCAAGGTTTTAAGTTGTTCGGGTGTAAGACTTGCATCTTCAACTAATGTCTTCTTTCTTGCCATGTCAGAAATTGTATGAAATTCTTAAGTACGGGTCGAGACCTAAATTATCCCGAAGTTTAGGATAATAGTTGATATTCAACCCGGCTTCATAATTAAATTTACTGGTATTGTATTTCAAGCCTAAATCCAAATCATGGAAGTTATGTACTGGTCGTATGGTATACTGAGCTACTGGATTAAATCTTTTTAAGAAAGATGTTTTCTTATGGGTTAATTTACCATCCAGGTAGTTATATTGATAACGAAAGTAATTAACTGAATACTCCTCAGTAATAAGCTTACAATCAGTATTGAATGTAGTGATAGATAGTTTATCCCTATTTGAAAGTATTTGCAATAATTTAGGAGCCAGAGGATAATTGGTCAAGAACAATTCATTGTATTCAATTTTAGTTGAATCCTTTTGAATGATAGTAACTACTCTATCAACATATTCTATTCGTTCAATGGGAACAGAATCAACCCGATATAGGAACACCATTCGGGGTAATTGAATCTTAGGGAATTCAACTTTGGGTACAAATGGAGTATTAACAACAACAGTATCAACCCGATGAGAAGAATTTTTAAGGTCCTGACTTAATTCAGAATTTCGGTTCCATAACCAGAATATTGTTAAGGCCATAAATATGAAGGCCGAGGTTAGGATTACATTTTTCATGGTTCAGGGTTTATGAAAACAATTAGGGGGGATTATAGGGGGGTTAAAGAAAGTAAATTTTAAAGCTAATACTTAAAAGCTAAGTACTCCAGCAAGCTGGAGGTTATTTTCGTATTTTTCTAAAGAAAAATACTCAATAACTGCGCATATACGTACGCGATAGGGGATATTCATTTTGATATTAGACCAGCCTTTTGTAAACATGATTTTAACCACAATGAATTCTCATATACGGCACCCTTAGTTAGGGTATTTCTCCCTTTATTCAACCAATAAGTCGGATTAGCATTGTCAAAATATACCTTGAATGATTTGGGAAAACCCATAATCACCCTATATTCATCAAGTCCCATTATTCTACCGTGGGGATTAAATTGCCTTGATGAAGGTCTTACGGTTAATGGGTAGCTCTTTTTCTTATTTCGATATACTCCAGGAAGAGTCTTCATCTTTTGAGTTCTCATGGGCCATTTGTAATCATTTTTGAACTCAGTTTTCCATAGCTTTCTCACTTGAGCTACTGTCAAAGTAGTTTTTGACTTATCTGCATAATGATACATGGCCAATTTTTTATCATCAGCTTCTCTATAGTTTATGTCTCTCATTACTCCTTTCTTCAGTTGACACAGATTTTTGGGTTTAGTAACTCTAAAAGTATGATCAAAGATCTGAGGATTGATATTGGAGTCTTTTCTAACTCCTATTAACACCAAACGTTTCCTACTTTGTTGGGAATTACCAAATACCGTAACGGAGTGACAGTGCACTATAAGTTTGTAATCGGGTAAATTATGCTCCCATTCCCTGATAGGAATAAAATCTAGAAGTTTTGGGAGGTTCTCAAGCATAAATATTGCTGGTTTGAACTTCTTAATACTAGAAAGATACAGATTAAGGGTAACATCTTCCCGGGGTTTGCCCAGGGATTTTTTCCTGGAATATGAGAATACTGAGCTATGCCCACATGATGGAGAGCCTAATATTAGGTCTATTTTGGAATTTTTTACCTCTTCCAGTGACCTTACAAACGGTATATCACCAAAATTAAGCTTCCATTGCTCTTCTTTTTTGGAATGGAATACTGCTCTGGGTTCTACATTAGCTATAAGATGTTCCTTAAACTCAAAAAGGAGCGCTCCTTGGGCTCCACAGATACCTAAGACATTCATTGAAAATAGAATTTTATAATATATACCGGAAGGTCTTGCAAAGACTACTTTAATATGCAAATTTAATATCAAAACTACATGAAAGTTGGTGATTTATTACTGGTAACAGGTCCTGCCTTCTTTGAAAAGACGGCAATTAAGGAGAGGAAAAAGGGGGTTTATACTCTCGAGAATGGTATTAAGACAGATAGAGATCTCAATCCTATCAATTCTAAGTATCAAATCGAGGTTTTTAACGAAGAAAAGTATAAAACTCTGGTAGCACAGAGAACTTTGAACCATGATTTGGAGAAATTGGCCGCTATCAACAAGAAAGGGATTAAAAATCCTGATATAATCCGGTATGCAGCTGCCAAAATCAGTCGTATTATCGAAAAAATAGAAGGAAAATGATACGTTTCTTATTACATTGGATTACAGTAAACGTTATTAGTTACTCTGCATATTGTGGAGGTATGACTTGGAAAGCTTTGAAAGGAGTAAACAAGGAATATGAAGGTAATGAATCTTGGTCCAAAGGTAAGAAAGAAACTATTCAAACACTCATAATTTGTATCACCATCATAATAATCATATCATGTCTGATATCTTAATGACTGCTAATCCTACTCCGGCTTGGTTGGGTTATACCCTTTTAGTGTTCTACACCCTCGGATTTATCTTCTGCCTATTTATCAGAAGTGTAATCGAAGAAACTCCTCTTAAAAAAGCCTCCAACCCAGTTAGATATGGAGTTTTATTCCTTATATGGGCAGTTAGTCCGGCAGTAATAACTGGATTATTTATACTAACCCTCAAAATTCTTTTCAAGAATGATACTCGAGTTAAACGACATTGAAATAATTTTAAGGAAAGCCAGTGATGAAGAGAAGCAATCCATTCCGGTTTGGGATGCTTATATAGAGAAAGTAATCATAGACGGGAATATTCCTTCCCTTTTACGGGATAAACTCACTGGTAAGATAAATAATCTTACTCAGGGATTCACCCAAAAGTTCAGTGGTCAATTAAAGGGTAATATTGAAAATGAGATATTGTCCTTAGAGGAATATGTATACCGTAAACATGACCTAACCTTTACTAAGCTAAGAGTAGTAAGAGAACATTATTCATTAAGAATAACTACAGCTAAAGGTCAAACATTCGATATTTGGGAACCTTAATAAAAATATCTATATGGCAGTAAAAGTTTATACTCCGGGTCAGTTCTATGCT